TATACAGACATCGACATCGACGCCGACCCAGAGGCTAAGGCCCTGGTAGAGCAATCGGGTAAGACCCAGCTACCAATGGTGGTAGTCAAGCACTACCCCCGCCAGGGTGATGTAACTGTTTGGCACGGCTTCAGGCCAGACCACATCAAAGGGCTCAGCGGTGCCGATCTTCATCGATAGCCTTCTGGCGTCTACGCTCCAGAACGCGACCGCGCCCCTGAAGGTGCTTGTCTACGTCGAAACTTGGGCCTGAATCCCCAATCGGCCTAGCCGTAGTAATCGTCCAGGGCGTGGGTCCGGTACCTACAGCATACTTCTTGACTGTGGCTAGCGCGGCCTCAGTAGGCTCGGGAGGGTTATACCGCTCCCAGCGTTCATCAACGAGTTTGCGGGCGTCCTCGTCACTCAGCCCTACCCTCCGCTTTAGCGCATCTACGGCCAGTTTCTTGATCTCCCGGTCCTCTGCTGAAAATGGGTATTCGTCCCACTGTTCGTCCGTAAGCACTTCCATAAGTGTCCTAAACCGTAGGTTCTCAAGCAGAAGTTCCTTGTACTTGTGCTCGATTATGGCAATATAGCGTGCTGACTCGTCAGTCAGAACCATGTCAACTATTGGGTGTCTTGTCGGTGCCATCTTGTTCTTCCTCTATTTCATCATCCTCTGGTATCTCCAGTGATGGCGCAGAATCCACAGTGATATCACACTCTAATAATCTGGCTGCGACGTAATCATCCCAAACCTTGTGCTTGTGTAGCTGTGGCTTCAACTTATCCCAACGCCTGTTTTGGCGCTCTAATTCCTTACGGATAGCAGCAAACTGGTTCATCCAGTATTCGCCAGCCTGGATCTGCTCGGCTGTTTTCGTTTGTGAGGCTCTAGCAGCAATCTCGGTATACTGCGCGTCTGTGAGTTTAATCTCACCCTTTTGCCTAGCCTGCCGAAAGTCTTTGTCTCGCACACTAGTGTACATGGTCCAACCCAAAGAGCCTATGCCACCAGCACTTCCAAGACCCAAGATGCTAGTCAGAATTACGTTGCTCACGTATCACCTGCTTAGCTTCATGAATCATTCGACGCTCGTTATGCTCAATGCGGCGGGCTTCAAGCATATAGAACAAAGCCTGTACTGATATTCCCACTCCCAAGATTGGGTAGAACACCGCACCAAAGGATGATATCCATGTTGGGGTATTCAACAGCAGGAAGTACCCATACACGATTAGTCCGGCTGAAGCAAATGGTGCTCCGCCAAAGGCTATACGGTAACAGGTCTTGATTGGCACATTGGGGAAGTAATATCGAGAATGACATAAAGCGCCGTGTAGCTTAGTCAAGCACCCGGTGAATATACAGGCGCACATAGATAGCTGTAACCCTAGTGGCATACCCGCCAGTGCGGATGTGGGGACAGGCCCCCATAGCACGATAGCCAGGGATGGTAGGATCAAGCCAATAAGCACCGACATGTTGCCGGCATTGCGATCTAGCCTACGGTCAGGTGCTGTGCGATCCCACCAATCATCAAGCTTGGTAAGCACTTTCACAGACCCAGAACACCTCCTAATATCTTGCCCACTCCGCAGATCACTCCACAAGATCCACCGCCGCCTGTCGGAATTGGCGTAATAGGACCACTTGGTGTTGGCGGACATTGATCTAGCCTATATACGTGAGCGTGTGAATATGGACACTCGATTACTTGCAACGGGTCTGCGTGTGCTACGGCCATACTCATTCCGTTGGTAAACAAAATGATGGCAGCAGTGATTACATACCCTATGGCACGCATGAGTCGGTGTCTAGGTGGACCTAAAGGTCATTCACCCATTGCTGATTGCTCACCAGGAAATTGCTTACCGCAGTCAGGAATAGAATGGCCGCAGTGATAGCGCCCCTGACATTATCAGGCAGGAAGTTGGTAAGCGGCGTGAACTGGTTAAGCAAGGCCAGAATGCTACCAACCACAGTGATCAAGGTATGGTAATAACCCTTGACCTTGTCGAAGAATGTAACAGACCCGGCTTTGCGTGCTAGCGTGCCATCGCCCTTGGGGTTTACCAACACCTTATGCGTTGACGTCGAAGCTGGGTTCGGGTGTCCCATTTCTATCCTCCTAAACAGTGATTACAGTACGTGCTGGAACTTCAACCATCTTCTGCCGTATGAACGCTACAGCATCATCTATCGGGTAGTTCATATGCGGTGCTTGTGCTTGAGGCCCAACGAAGTTGATGTATTTGAAGATGGCAGAAACAATGCTAATGACATTAGCAAGCGGCTCCTTTAGCAGATCCTGGGCTTCTGCCAAGATTGACTTTAGCTCGCCATTCCAGCGTTCGATGACTAGCTGGTAGACAAGCGTCATGCGTTTGCCAGCTTGGGTATCCGGGCAGTTAGTGTATACGTCACCCTCATTCCAGGGGTACACGAAACTGCGAATCTTGTCTGGCGTATTCACCCAGTTGTCAGGACCTGAGATGCCTTGCCCGCCAGGGTCTTTCGGGTCGCCGAACCACTTGCCCTTCTCACGGCAAGCATCACCCCACTTAACCGAGCACACCCAGTCGTCATACCTGTGCTGGAGCGAACCTGATGCCAATTCCAGCTCAACATTCTTGGCGACGATAGTGCCTTCGCTATAGGCAGCAAACATGAACGTACCAGGCCAAGCGTTGATCAGGTCAATCATCTTCTTGGTGCCATCCTTGGCGCCAACTCCGAGCGGGAATGAGAAGTTCGCATAATCCAAAGCGAACCAATCAACTTCCTCGCCAAGCTCACGAGCGGTATCTGCTGGCATTGCCCAATCCCATGGGCCCATAAACCCATTGATTGTGAATAGCCGGTGCCTGACATCATATACACCGTCAAGCGCCTTGCTAAATGCCAGAGTTGTCACTTGATGCCCTTCATGCCTTTGTATAGCTCAATCAGGATATCCATGCCCGTCAGGTTCTTGCCGTCAGGAGTTTGATACACGACCGTATAAATCTCCGACAAGACGGTCATGGCATCAAGTGTGCTAGGCGTATCCCAGGCGTTACCGGCTAGCGGACCTCCCAGACCGGCGCGACCGTAGCTGCCGGAATTGCGCGTGACGTTACGGTCGCCAGAATCCTTCACCACGCGATAATGCGTGACTGGGCGCCAAGGTAGCACTTGACCATCGTGGACGATGATCTGCTGACCTGTAGAAGTCTTCAGCACCGAGTCGCCGGTGGATATGCCATCGAGTTGGTCTTTGCCCGGGTCATTGCTCATGTTGCCTTCTTCGCTGGTGCTTTCTTAGCTGGGGTCTTTGGCTTGGGCGTAACCAAACCGAGAATCTTGACAATCGTGTCGTTCATGAAGAGGTTGTTACCGTCTTTGTCTTGGCCATTTTGGGGCCACCCAGTACCATATCCTGTAGTGCCGATAGGTCCACACAGTTGTTCATACATGAGTCGAATGTAGTCTGAGTCCGTGAGTCTCGTCGCAACAGGCTGAACCGGCGGGACAGGCGGTATGGTTGAAGCCGTAGACCACTGCCCAAAATCAGTCGTGTGCGCTTCATTGATGTCACACTCTATCCCATCGATGTATTTGTACCCGGCATTGTTTCGCTGGAATATGTTAATACGGGAGTCAATATTCCCACCGGACCAACCTTCAGTTTGCCAGGAGTAATGGCAGACCCCTGCGTTAAGTGCACGAGATAAAGGCCAGTATCCTCCGTATATTCCAACACGTTGGGGTCCGCCAAGAACATCACCGCACGCTTGTAGATAAGCATTGATAGCAGCTTGGTCAGCTTCAGGCTCATCATAGTCACAGCTGAAATAGATAGGCGCCAAATCTGGTCCTCCACACTGATGGTGCCAATCTTGGGCATCTTCAGCATCTTGCTTCCCGGCTGCGTAACCCTCACGCATTCTATTGGCGTAACTCTCCCAGTTTGATACAATTTCAATCCCGTTGGTAAGTAGGTCGTGTGCCTCATCAGGAGTCATACGCTTATTCGGCAAGCCACTACCGCCATCGGTGATATAGCGGCAAACAAATACGACGCCTGCGTTCTTCAGACTGGCACCGGCAATATGCCCGCCAGCGTAGTCTAGTCCAAGTGGGTAGCTCATCGCCTGCCTAAATGTCGTGTCTTCTTCAATCGGGTCGGTGTAGACCCACCAGTCATTCCAGTATGGGTCGTCCATCGAGATAGCGCCATATGGAGTTGTACACGTTCCGTGGTCTCCGTTCGACTCCATAAGCCAACCGTCGATCCAGCAGTTCATATGCGAGTTTGGGCCTCCACCACCATGGTGAATAGCCACTGCCATAGTCGGCTTGGCGTCTATTTGAGCTTTGCGCGAAGCGACTTTACGCCAGCCCTGAAGAGGTCCAGGAAATGTCTCAGTGCTGAATAATCGGCCCCATACCATCCCGCCAGGTCCATTTTGGGCGGCTCCCAAAAATATTCCAGCACTCCCAGAGCAATCAGCGCCAATGCCGAAATTGAAAGGATCATAAGTGCCACCATATACATATTCATCACCTGCGCCTACGTCGATTAGGGCTGGTTGGAATAGGGGCTGTTGATCCGTCGTCAAGCGGTCTAGGAATACACGCTTGGCAAACTCAACATTACTTCTCTTCAGAGGCATCGGATTTATCCTAGCTGATTTCACCCGATCCAGTCTCGGGCTAACCTTACCGGGCTATCGCATCCATTTTTCCTTCGATGGGATTATCATTGATAATGGGATCGATGTCAATGTATCCATCAAATACCTGGGTGAATGGGTGTGGCAACATCTTAAATGCTGTCATCGGGCCATCAGGGGCGTGGAAGAACAGGAACCTGGTATAAGTGCCAGATGGTACCCAAGCCCTAGCCTTACCAGCGAATGTGGCCTTGCGCGGGTCAAGGCATTTACACTTAGCCTCAACTCCATGCTCGGTACACATGGGGCGCCATCTAATTTGCGCTCTGTGGTCTGGTGGCAGCCAAGTTGACAAATCGGTACCAAGACCGATATATGGCGGCCAGACAACAGCGGATAGCTTAGGTTCTGCCGCTCCTGTCATTAGGTCACCGTAACTGTAGGTGTAACAATCAGCGGACCACTCGCCGACAGAGTCGTGCTCGAGATCGTGCAGTTATCCCATTGTACGCCGGTAGCTGCTGCGGCAACAAGCATGTAAGTGAACGTACCTGCCGGGCAATCAATTGACACCTGAGTGCCATTCTGAATACCAGTGTTAGAGCCGCCAGTCGACCATGTGGTAGCTTTGCGAGCGTAAGCCGGTGAACCACCGGTGGCCTCGTTCGACACCGTAGTGCTTGTGCTGGGGTCACCAGTCGCCAGGCCGATGTAGGTATGCCCAGACACGTATGTCGAAGCAATCGAGTCCTTGCTTGCCAGTACTCTCATTTCATTACCTTCCTTTGTTTCCCTACTATAACGCGGCTGCGAATGCGGCCGTGATTGACGCATATTGTGTAGATGATGATGCGGTTATGTTTGTCGACCCAATTGCAACACCAGCTTGCGAAAGTGCGGTTCTTTCCAGTATGGCACCACCACTCTGGCCGGCAGCATTGTTAACTTCGATATTCCAACCGCTTGGCGCGGTAGTGTAAGTCGCGCTGCTGCTGTTGGCTATACCAGACAGCACCATCGAGTTATCCTTGCTAGGTGTAAGTCCTGCCAACACCTGCGTCGTACCCGTACTGGAAGTAGTAGCAGTATTAATGGCGTCAATTGGGTTAGATTGATCAACATTCCGCAGAACTATGGAATACACAGCACCAGATTGGCCAGAGCTAAAGAAACTGCTAAGCGACCATGACACAGTATTGGCAGTTTGCTCGGCACTAGTTACTATATGGTAGATCATCTGGCACGAAGTGGTTCCAGAAGCTGCTTGTGTCGTACCACCTAAGGGGTTCACCCAGTTAGTCGGCACTGTCCAAGTCGGTGCTGAAGTAGCAGTCCTGACCCAAGTAGCGACAATATCGCCAGCTAGAAGAGTACCTGCGGTCGCAACGTTGCCGGTGCTAATAGTAGTTGCACTAGCAAATGCGCTACGGTTCGGCGTACCAACAATCTGGATAACTTCCTGTACCACCGCAGACAAAGCACAAGATGCTGCCAAATTACCGGACAGAGGCGGCGGAGCAATAGCTCCTGATAGCGCAGCACTCGCTGCTAATGCGGCCGGCAAATTAGGCGCAGTTACGGCGGTAAGTGCGGCCGTATTAGTCAGTGAAGCACTCAATATCGCTCCAAGCAAAGCAGTAGGCGTCAAAGCCGCAGTAAGCACGGCGGGTAGACTGGGGATTACTGAGGTTGCTTGTAGGGTACCAACACACGATATGGATTGGGCCAATGATACCTGTATGCCAGTGCCTGCTAAAGCAGCAGATGCTGAAGCATTACCCGACAGCGCGGGAGTGGGTTGTGGAGCAGACAACGTACCTGTAGTGCCGAAGTTGCCTGTGACTGCCCCAGGAGGTGCTGCGGTCGCAGTCAAACCTACATTGACGCCTACCGGAATTGCTAGCTTAGCACCTATCGCAGCCGTAAGTGTGCCTACTGCCGCCAACGCGCCTACCTCGGACGCCTCTACGAGCGCGGATAGGCTAGCTGAGACAGGCAGGTTCGGTATGAATCCCGGCCCCGATACCGCTGTGAGGGTAGCCGCGGCAGAAACGGGTACGGCTTGTTTGGCGCCTATGGCGGCCGTTAAGCTACCGACGCACGAGATTGCCGCTGACATATTGGGTGCGGTTACCGCCGTAAGTGCGGCTGTGTTTGTCAATGAAGCGGGCAGTTTTGGGGCAATGATGGTGGTCAGGGATAGCGTGGCCGCAAGCGAACCAGTTGCCGAAGCCGCAGGAGCGGCGGGCCGCAGATCGCCACCTTGCCAAGTACCTTGAATGCCAGCTGCCGCATATTCGCCGTTGGCATACCTATGCTGAAAGCCGAATCCTACATACTCGTTTGCATGTCCAGCGTAATCACCATCAGCATCTATCCATTGACAGTTGGTTTGTACTCCGTCAATGAATACACTGTATACATTTCCGTCCGCTACTATTCTGAGTTTTTGATTGCTGTACTTAAACGCCTCATTGCTATTAGCCATCTCTTGTGGAGTCGTTATGCCATTCGGTATATCAAGCATCAAAATCTGCACAGAATCACTACCGCCCCAGCGCGCTGTAGCACCTATCCACTGCGTGCCAGCAGCATTTGAGCGGACGATAGCCATATCAGAGGTGGTGCCAGTTTGCGTACCAGCGGCGCGTACTACCTCCGAGAAGCAATCTGCTGAGGTTACTTGCGTCTTGTATATGCCGCCAGAGTAATAAGTACCGTTGCTATGCGGAGCGTCATTATTGGTTGCTACACCACCAGATACAGAATATCCTTGGCCATAATCGGTAAACAGTGAAGTTGGCTTTGTACTGCCAGTGCCGGTAAAAGTGTATTGGTATAGTGTCTGCTTCAAAGCAGTACCCGACAGACCTACACCCACACCCAATACGCCATTTACATTGGGAAGCCTTACAACAGCAGAAAGGCCAACACTAGCAGCAAAATCAGCGCTCCTGAAACCTTCAATATCACAATCAAGTTGCGCCTTAGCTGACAACTGACCTTTAAGCGAAGGTGCTGTAGCAGCAGTTAGCGTGCCTGTACATGCTAAAGCAGCTCCTGTGTTGCCCTGGTTCCAAGTGCTTATGATAGACCACACGGCCTTTTTGACGCCATCGAAAGTGACAGCGCCATAACTACTATTAGCACTACCGGAATTGCTTGAGTTCTTGAAGTTGTACCAGAAGAATGGCCCCAGGTGGTCCCCGGCTGCCACATAATTCTGATAGATGGTAAATTGCTCTGGCACCCAAGCTAGCACTTCATCTACAGTATTGCGTTTATCATCAAATCCCCACTCAGTCCACCATATTGGCATGGTGGTAAAACCCTCGCTGTTCTTCAAATCACGAATGAACTCGTAGTTGAGGAACGTCCTGTTGCCGATTGCCGGCTCTTGGGGATCAAAGTAATCAGAGGAATATGGGTGTAGACCAATAGCATCACAAAAATCTAATCCGCCATTGTCAACAATACCTTGGAAGTATGTCGTCGGTGATGTCGTGCGACCACCGATCTTACCCGCCACGTCGTCACCAACGGCACCTGCTAGCCCTGCGGTTAGCACTACAGAGCTAGGGTGTATAGCTTTGATAGAGGTGTAAGCAGCCTTAAGGTATTCCGTGTACGCCGTCGCTCGGATGGGGTACCAGAATGAAGACAGATTAGGTTCATTCCAAATCTCAAAGTGGTCTACCTGACTAGTGCCTAAAGGCCCATATCGCATCGCTACCTGTTGGGCCCAGTTGCCGTAGTCGGCTGCGGTATGACTCCAACTTGGATTTGGATGCTCTAGGATTAGCAACACGTTGAGACCAAATGATCTAGCGATATTAATCGCATTATCCATTTTGGTCCAGACGTACTTGTTCTTGGCAGGCTCAGACTGCGTCCATTGAGCGGATAGACGAATCCATGAAGCCCCAATATCCTTTATGCCTTGGCAATCTGTAGTAATACGAGCGATCGCATCCGCGCCATCCGTCTTGGATATGTATGGCGCACCCCACGCTAGCTCGGTTTGGTTCATGCCGAAGACAAGGCTCATTATGCCGCCTTATCTGCGTAAGTGAATTGAGTTAGCCCAAATCCCTTATATACAGAATTGTTATTGAGATTGGATATCCAGCCTACGTGGATATCTGTGCCAGGAGTATGGGCGACCAAGTTACCAACATCTGTATAGGTCAAAATCTGGTTACCATTCAGAGTAACGTACACTGTATTGGTTGTCGGCGAATCAGAATAGTATATCTCAAATTCCCAGTTCTCGCTGATCGCACCATTCCACTGTATGGGCTCACCGTCGGCATCAACTAGGTCGATTACTGCCGTCGGGCTAACGCCATACACAATCCGAGCATAATCATTGCCGAAGCCACCAACATACACTTCCAGACCAAAGAAGTTCGTGAATCCCGTGTCAGCACAAATAACTCCTACACAGACACCATTTTGCTTACGACGAACTTTGAATTTGATCCCGTGCTTAACTGTTGCGGGACCATCAGTATGGTAATTAGCAGACGTAGACGTTGAGCTGATAACAAAGCCATCACTGGTAATCGACCCGCCGCTGACGTGGGTGAATCGCGTAGTATTGTTACACCCATCTGTACCAGCGTTGAGCCCTGTAGTGCCTGAGCTAGCCGCAGTTTCCAGCGCTTCAATGCGACCATCGTGCCCAGACCAAAGAGCCTCAATATCGGCTATGACTTGACTGATGCCATTCTTGAATAGATTCAATGCTGCGATCTCAGGCCCCAAGAACCACGAAATTGTAGAGGCAGGACCGCCAAGCACTAAACCGCCGAGAACGCTTGTTATCGAGTCAATTACAGGATTCAGTATCCCTGATGGTAGCAGGATATTCTCTACAATCTGGACCCACATCGTAGGTATATCAAAGGATGAGGGCAAGAAGTTCAGATAGCTAGTGAATATGCTGGCGAAGTTCAATATGCCTTGAACGTTGGTCAATCCACCGCTGAACGCTTTGATGATCAAGTCAAGTTGGTTAACGAACTGGGCTACCTCTTCAATCCACGGCGCCAACGCGTGGAATATGGGGTCTACCAAATCACCTAGCGTCTGTAGGTTCAGACCGCCGAGTAGCTGCGTCACGGCATGCCACAAATCCGCGAACGGGCCGAACCCACTAGAGTTAATACCAAATACGTCTAGCAAATTTGCTAGGTTAGTGAAAAGCGTTTGTATATCCCCAGTTACGCTTACAACAGCGTCTAGCAAATCACGCAGCGAATTGAGCGCGTCTTCATCAATGCCGATAGCCGCAAAGAAGCTAAGGATCAAATCCTCAATCGTGCTTGCGAATACATCAAGCGGCACAATATAGCCAAGCAGGAGGTGCTCAGCTGCTTCAAACAGATTGATGGGGAATGGCGTAGTTGAGTCAAACCCAAGCAGAGCGCCAATGGCGGGTAGATAGTATTGTAGGTCGCCGAGATTGATATCGGTGATCTCAGTCAGCGACCCTCCCCCAAGCAAAATGCCTAGACCAGCGACAAGATCGCGGATTCTGCTGATGGGGTCTTTATTGGCTGAGTCGACGCCCTTTTGCATCGTCTGTAAAAACTTGGAAATGTAATCGACATCTTGGTTGAGCCTGATTACGTTAGCCTCAAAATCCTTATTCGTGTCAGGATATTTGCTGCTATCAATAGATGCTAGAGCGCGAGTAGTTTGTGACTGGTACTGTCCGAAAATGTCTAGGCTCACGGCACCGCCACCTGGAACATGTTACCGCTAGCGAATGTGTACTGGAACGTCTGGTTCACAGTCACCGAGTCTGCGCCCAGATCAACATACATGACCAAAGGCTTAGCATTATCACTGAATCCTGCTATGTCATCATACACGACAATATAGCGAATAGCCGGAATTGTGGTAACCGGCCACACTAACGGTGCTGCTGCGATATTCAGCGTTTTTGTTACGGATGTATATGTCTTAACAACACCGGGGACAATTATGCCCCCTGGCACATAACCAGACCCGGCAACCTCATGAGTAACACTACTCTTGTATTGGTGCGTATTTTGATTAGGGGTATAACCACTATCACATAGCATAGCCTTGAATATGTCGGCTCGCCAGTCAATGAGTCCGTCTGCCAACGAATCTAGGAATAGCCCATAGGCAATCTGATTAATTGTCATGATATAGTCACCAGGCCTGGGGTAGTCGACAATGCGATCAAAGGCACATTCGCGCCAGTAAGCGCAACGGGGTTGCTCGACCCGCCAGAGCCTTGGTAGTAGATCGGGTCATAGGAGAATGCGCCCTCTGCCTTCAAGCTAAGCTCGCAAGTCTCAGACTCCTCATCGACCGCGATAGCGATGATCTTATGAGTCTGGTTAACGTCACCCACCCAAGGCATCAAGCCTCTGACATCAACTCGGTCACCTACGTCATAGTAGCCGAACGGCGCATTTGGGTGGCCCATATCCACAATGATGGAATCCCAGTAAGCCGGTGTTTGGCGCCTAGTCAACTTACGTTTAGCCCACGCCGCGGCACGCTCATCAGAGTTAATCTGAACGTCGTCCTGCATGACAACGCGCCTGAGTCTATCTGTATCAGCGTTGGTCAGGGTAGAACTGTACTCCTGGCCAGGGAACCAACCATCGATGATAACATCACTAGCCCAATCAATCTCAGTCTCGATGTGCGGGCTAGCCTCATATACATTCTCGTTTAGGATGAATGCCAAATTGTTAAGGTCTTGCCCTGCCTTGGGATACCCCAGGAATATCTTTTTGATTATTGCGCTTCTGTCGCTATTCCAAGCAGACTGCTCAACATAATCAAATGGGATATCACGAGCAAGACCATCAATAACATCGCCACAATCCTGCTTGTCGGCCGCTCGAATAAACTCAGCGAAGAAGTTGAGATTGAATATTTCCCCGTCGAACGCATACCCTGGTAGCATCTCGATACCACACGTAGCTGGGTAGACGATGACGCCTAGGTTCCCGGTCGGGTAGCTCTGAATATGGGTCCAAACTCGCTGGACAACCGCAAACGGATCGACAACGAGCGGGTTCCAATTCTCCAGCCAAGGAGTGCCTTTAGCATAAGCAGAGAAGCCTTTGGCCTCTAAATGGACAACTCCAGTTTTCTTGTCAATTTGAGATGGCTGGACTATACCGCTAGCCCATATCTTACGCTCACCATTGACAAGTTTCTCAGCATGTACAATATGTTCCCAAGGCTTAAAGTAAATGCCTGCTGCGCTGTAGTCCCTATAGTCGATGTCAAATTGAATATTACACGGGCCGCTCAAAGCACGAAGTATCTTTGGCTTTTGAACAACCAAATCACGTGTTAGTATCTCCCCTGTGACTGCTTTTTCAACAATGAACCTGAACCTGTCAGGGTCAGACCCGGAAGGGTTGAACCCTACGGGGTCACCGAAGGCAGTTGGGAAACTTAGAGGGAAACTCATATCAACTCATCAACGCCAAAAATGATGCTTGAACCTGGGCGGCAATATAAGCGTGTCCATTACAACGAGGGTGAACGCCATCAGCAGTCCAAGCACCAATGACACAAGTTGCTCCAGATACGGTAACTGATGCTACTTGCGTTATTGCAACAGAGGTGCTGGAATTTATAGACAAAATAGTGCCCACCAAATCTACACCTGCTGCTCCAGCACCGGCAATAATTACGCACTTGCCAATATCGGCCGAAGTGAAATTAGCAGTAGTTGAGGTTAAAGTTGCCGTACCAGTAGTAATAGCAGCATTCGTAACCACTCGATCTGCTATCTTCCATTTGCCGGAATCACGAGCAGACTCGATACAATCTGCCACTTCAAGATAGCCGTGTATTGGATGGTCTACTGCGCCAAAACGAAGCACATTGGTGGAAGTTCCTGTCGCTACTGGGGTTTTGGTAGTTGCATCAATAGGGCCACCATCCCGCACCCAATTGTTATGAGTCACCCTAACTGAGTTCTCGGTGATCGGAGTTTGGTTGCCAAGTGTCGTCCATCGATCAGTTGAAGTTGATTGTGGCGTAAGAGTTACTATGATGTTGGCAATAATGCCCTTGTTCAAGTTTCGATTTGCTTGCGTAAGCAAGTCAGCTTGAATTTGTGCGGCAGTGTGATCAAGGTTGATATCATTGACGCCATATTCAATTAATGCATAACGAGCATAATTGATCAATGATGCCCTACGAAAGTGTCCAAGCCCAGCGAGGAAATATCCAATCCCATCGCCTTGTAGCGCAGCGTTAATTACGCCTGCCTGCCCCGCCAGGCAACGAGCTATCCATCCGCCAGCCAACAAAATTGGTTGATTCGTCATTGCTCCGGTGAATAGATCACCCGTAAAGCCATCAAATGCGCCCCATGCAATTGAGTCGCCTTGAATTATAATGGACTTTGGAGTAACATCTTTTGCCTTTGGGATACCAATTATAAGCATTGGCCCCCAACCAGAAGCTTGAATTGGCGTAGGGAGCGCAGGAGAACCAGTTAATGTATAGTCAACACCCGATGAAAAACCGCCCGCATTGGTAATTGATGCATTTTTGAAGGCTAGCCTATTCCAATGGGCTGTCCCGGCCGAAATGTAAACACGGACATAAATGATGTCACCCTTAACCACATCAATCGGAATTGAGTCAGACAAGATCAATCCGTTGACAAGAGTGACTGTTTTCTGGCCTCCGAAAGTCAATTGGTATACGCTGCCCGATGCATCCTTAATAGCAGCGGAAAATGTAACGCTAGTCGCACTATCGATGTCAGTGTGGACGCCAGTAACAATAGTATTTGACCACTGCCCAAACCCTATTCTTAGGTCTGAAGCATCCATACCAACATTGTAGAAGAACTCATATGTGCCAGCAGTTGAGATATTGAATGCGCTCCCGGCAGCAGGCGCGGCATAACAATTATCAGCAATTTGAACCCTAGCATTGATCAACGCAGCTCTAGCAACATCATAGGCAATATCAGTACGCTGAGCGTGAGCGTTATAATCTGCTGCAGGTAACTCATTTACCGCAGGCGTGCGCAAGTTTATGAAGTTGCGACGCAAAGGTGGATTAGGCATGATGCTCCTTAAATGACATTGTATGCCTCCCTCCACATAAAATACAATCCTGTTGAAGTGTCAGCGTCATCACAATCCCAGCTTACTTCAATAGCATCATCTGCTGGGAAGTTAATCTGATCAAGATACAAAGTATTGCCTATTACTTCAGTGCGACGATTAACTGAATTTGAGTCAACTACCCGACGAACCCAAGGATATGTCGACACTTCAACAGATACCCCAGCCGGGATTGAAGTAGTCATCTCTAAAGTCTTATCACCATAGTTGACGATGGGATGTGTCATCGGACCAGTGAACACGAATCTGAGCCATGAGTCGCCATCACCGTCACCACGTTGCGCTACCACAGCTGGCGCTCCTGGAGCCATGCCCAACAACGGATTTGTTATATCCCCAACATAATATTCAATGTCAGAATGGGCTAGGGTATCGCCACGCCTGAACTCTGCTTGTACTTCAATCCATGTCGTGCGATCATTTGCTCGTTTAGCATATTGAAACTTACCAGGCCTACCGTAAATGCGTACTACCGTACCATCCCACTTACAGCAAAGTAGAGGCATCACTTGCCCCCAGAATGCTCGCACGTCACTAGCTTTCCATGTACGTGCTAGCGACGATAGCAGGCTACCTCGCGGTAGGAACAGGTCATCCAGATCAGGTCCGGCGATATGCGATATCTGTTCCAGGGCGAAGTTATCCATAACAGCCATAGTGAAGACAATAGGTGCAGGGGCTAGCGTATCTATCCCGAATCTGGTTTCATCAGTTCGGATAACCTGGAAGTCTTGTTGATTGACGTTATACGGCTGGACCTCTACCTTGCTGACAGGTATGTCCGTATTACGCCCAAATAGCACGCTACCTATTTGATACTGGTATGGTTGCATTATTCTCTACCTGCCACGCTTGATACTGCCGGGCCTCCGGTGGAAACTATCCACATAGAGTCACTCAACATCTGCCTGGTGCTCTGGCCAGGCCCAGCATAAATGTTAAGCTGATTGAGTTGTGGATTTTGTGGCACATTCGTGTTTCCGCCATAGGCGTTTGAAAGCCAGGCAGGCAAATTCTTCACGCTCTTGTTGTTCGGGTTATCCTGGCTGTATGAAATCAATTGTCCAGTATTAGTATTGAGCAGCATACGTACATTGCCACCGAGAGGCCCAGTATCGGCACCACCAAGCATATAGCCAGCGAATATGGCGCTATACTTCCCAACTTCCTTATACACTTCCTTACCAAGATCAATTGCATCATTCGTAGCAACCAAAGCTTGGTTGACCACACCAGCTATAGCAGATACGGCACCGAATGCGGCGGCTACAGCAGAAGTAGCCCCACTAGGATCACCGGCAGCGCCTGCGCCGACGAACTGGCCGATAGTTCCTGAGGTATCTCCAACCAGTTTAGCTACATCGGCCGCAGTCGTGATGAACGTCTGCATTTGAGTGATAAAGCCGACTACATCTTGGGTGTTAGCAAATCCGCGTACTAGCTGATCAGTAATGTTTGCGGCCGCACCAATTGACTTGATCGTATCATCGAACACCTGGAACGCGTCACCTGCGATAGTGCCGACACCAGACATAACGTCGCTGAAAGTGTCCATTGGCGACTTCTGGCTACCGGCTGGAGTCTGTCCTTGGTCGGCGCCACTAGTGCCAGATAGAGGCCCACCGGCTAGGTTCTGGTAAGCGGAAGTGCCTTGCCCTACCCCAGAAGTCTGCGGAGCTAGCGGTTGTGTAGCTCCTTGGCCCAATCCCGGTCCCTGCCCAGGAGGCAGACCGCCTGGATAACGACCGTCGAAATTGCCTTGGTTGCCAGTAAATACGCCAGCGCCCGGCACAGGTGGCGCCCCGATAGGCGTCTTAGGCACGCCAGGAGGTGGCGGACTACCCTTTGGACCTCCGGCCCAAACCCAACCTTGGCCTACCACCCAATTGTATACGTTGCCATCGGGTGTCTTGTAGGTATGCGCAGGATCTGTAAGAATCTTGCCTTGGTCGATATTCCCCAAATTGACTGGGGGACCAGTGTAAGGGTTATCACCAAGACCAAGGAACCTCTGGATTGGGTTCTCAGCTGCGTTAGGTGCTGTAGCAGTGCCTTCAACACTAAGGTCACCTTGGGTGCCAGGAGGTGCTTGGCCCTGAGTTTGAGCGCCCTCACCTTCAGGGAAGATTGAGAATGAACGAGAGAACCGAGTGTGAACGTGACCGCCTTGACCAGTTGGTGAAGTAGCATGCTCATCATATGAGCCTTCGCCAGATTGTGGGTAGTAGTGCCCCGATACATCCTTGCCGCCGCCAAAGCCATATTCCTTGCCACCCTGGGAACGATATATGACCTGCTCTACCGCACCTTGCGCGCCAGCCTGTAGCATCGCTTGTGCGAACGCTTCCATCTGGGCGGGAGTGCCTACCCAATCTACACCACGGTTAAGGTGTTGCGGATTTGGAGCATATCCTGGTTCACTACTGCGCTCTGATTCCTGGTGCCCTGGATAAGTGCTAGGCGTTACTCCAAATTTCTTGCCCATATCGAGAAGCCATTGCGGGAATACTCCGGCTCCACCACTTCCGTAGCCACCAGTGTTGGTGCCTCCCGGCAATCCATAACTCTCTGGCGCCCCCAAACTCACACCATACTTCTGTCCTGGCTGAGGACCGTTGGGTGGCGCCTGTCCCTGCGTGTTTCCGGTAGGCCCATTTAGCGGGATGTCATGGCTAGCAAGCCCTACCTGCGGCTGGGCGCCACCCAATATGCCTTGGGCTTGACCAAGGTGCGACGCCATTGTCCTATAGTAAGTGCTACTCTGGTTATTGGTACCAAGCTGCGGATTCTGAACATTAACGGCTGCTTGTAACGGATCCAAACCCTTATTCAGAGCATTTTGGTATCTATCAAAGAACGCAGGGATCGCAATATTGGGATCCATGACATTGTCTTTGCCGCCGTAGTATTTCGGGGCCTGTTGATATACACCGCCAACACCGCCAACAGAAGCGTTACCACCACTCGTGTTGAATGTCTGGTTATCGCCGAGATTACTTTCACCACTAGCAATAGCAAGAGCAGCCTGAATCTGCTCATCAGACATGCCGCGTTTGCGACCCTCAGATATGATCTGCCCAGATATTTTCTTCTGGTTGTCTGATAGCCCTGGAGCACTTACATTAGCTGCTGGTGCATTAGCTGCTGGTGGAGAACCATTACTACCGGCCCATGGGACACCTTGGGTAGCTGGAGCAGACTGACCATGTACGGTACCGTTGCTGCCCCACCACTTAGCGTTAGGCACTCCGGCGACCGACTGCTGCGGAACTGTATTCTGCGCACCAGCTAAATCCTTACCATACTGGTCAGGCGCGACACCCTTGGGCTCAGGAGCGTCAGGCACGCCATCGACATGCTGTTGGCCAGTTTTCTTAGGAGGACCAAATAACCCGCCAGGCCTCGTAAGTGGATTATCGCCACCACCCCAGAGGTTAGCAACTACATGAGCGGTAGAGCTGAATATACCTGCTACATCTTGGAACAACTTGAAGCTATGTTGTAGGATGGACGACCAAGCCGACAGGTCTTGGGTAAGCGAATTGATCCATTGATCGAAGCCCGATCTGCCCTGCGTAAAGTCAGCTCCACCTGACACGCTAGCAGTTTGGCCAGCGGTCTGGAACGTACTTGCGCCGCTCCCAATCGCCGCTGAATATGCCGAACTAACGCCGGGAGTACCTGCCTTCAAACCCGTGGCAAATCGGTCGGCTACGTTCTGACCGGCTACCAGAGGGTCACCCTGGCCTGACAGAGGCCCGGTCTTAGGCGGTGAACTTGGGTTCTGGTCACGCACAGCCTTCAACAGCCACGACCAAGCATCTCCGAGCGGGTGGAACATGCCCTTAATGCCATCAATTAGGCGTTGGACGATGGATCTGCCCCAGTTCTCGGCCTGTGCTATGACCTTGCCAATCTCGCTGGAGATAATGCCACCAAGATTGGCTAGCGTGTTGTGGGCTTCAGTCTGGAAGTTCTTGATGCTGGAGATAGCATTGCTGATCGCGCCGGTGACTGAGTGCCAAGCATTAACAAACTCGCGGCCTACCCAACCAGCGAAGTCTTTGAGATCCTTGAGGGTACCATTGACAGCATCGTGGAAACTCTTGACGTGCGTGTAAGCGTAAATGAACGCGCCTACCAAAGCGACTATACCGACAATTGCTAGGGTAATGGGACTCGTGAATACTGCTACAAGAGCATCAAATCCAGCTGCCAAAGTCTCTATGGCAGGACCGATAGCAGCTATTGCAGACAAGGCCCCATGTAGACCCCACAAGCTAGCTGCGACTAGCGCAATCACTTCCACTTCTCGTGGGGTGAGGTGACCCATAAGCTTGGCGATAGCCTCAATGACCTTGTCCAAAGTCGGCAAAGCCACGATAAGTGCTTGTACCAACGCACGGAACAAGTTAGGCAGCTGCGGGCCAATACTCTCGATGAATTCCTTCATCAGTTCGCCAAAGCCCTTGAGGAACGTGTTGAAGGATGGCGCAGACTTGACAAAGTTCTCGCCTAGCTCCTTGATAGAGCCTGCCAGATCTTTCAGGAACTCCTCAATGCCTGGCGCTATAGCTACACCTAGCTCAAGAAGCTGCTTTACAAGTTCACCAACGCCACCGGCGACAATCTTGATAATAGGACCAAGTTCGTGTCCGGCTTCTCGCAGAATGGAGAAGAACTCACTAATCTGCTCTTGTCCCTCTCTGGATTCAGTGAACTCCTTGAGCTTGCCAGTTATCTCGTCAAGTACACCCAAGAACCCGCCACCGAACGTGTCGCCGATCTTGGCGATGTTAGCAAGAATGCCCCAAACATTCTCGGCAATATGCGCTAGTGAAGTGAAAGCGTTGAGCGCAGTATTGATCCACTTCGTAAGGTCGCCGTTCGATGCTGCGTTCTGTACCCAACCATTAAACTCGTTAGCCAATTTGACAACGGCTTCAGACAGACGACCGAACGCCTGCGACCCAACAGTCGTCAACGTCAAGAAAGCGTTAGCAATAGGTTGTATGGCGGGTAGCAAAGCACGTAGCGCGTTAGCCATATTGGCAATAAAGGACTGAAACTGCGCCATGACCTGAGGCTGTTGAGTCCAGGCCAGGAACTCATGGGCGATATCACCGAACACTCCGGCGATAAGCTGGCCGGCACGCATAAGTGCTGGAAGCCAAGTCTGTATCAGAGGCTGTATATCCCTGACAATCGGCGCAGATAGAGACTGTTGAACCTCACGCATCGCACCCTTGAAAGCAGATTCAAAGCTAGCGATGGTTCGCACGGCATCTGCGGCAGCTGGAGCCAAATTATAGAGTGCCTGCGCGAATTTGGTGGGGTCGTCCATAGCCGACAAGGCTTCGCCGACTCCGTGAAATCCTACAGCGAGAGTGCCTAGGGCAGTTACAGCACCACCAACGGCGGCGGGTAGAAGCAGTACCGCACCGCTGAACTGCTGAATGACTTCGACAACGGCTGACATTCCAGATACGAGTGCGTTGCCAGCGCCCCCGCCCAGAAGGCCAAGAGCGCCGCCAGCCATACCAATATCGCCAAGCTGCCCAATACCATGTAGTGCAGTAGAGAGGGTTTTGCTAATCGTTTCAGCAAGCTTTTCAATATGCTCATTGGCTTCGCCAATCTTCTTACCAAATGACTCTACGTCACGTTCAGCTTGCCTATGGGCAGGACCCAACAGAGATAGCCTCGTTGTGACGTTGCTGATAGCACTAGCATATTGAATATGTTTTGTGTTCAGCTTCTCCAGGATATCTGCTGCTTTTCTATCTGCTTCCTGTGCAGCATTCTTAGCACTGATGACATCATTCAGATTTACTTCTTGATGTTTGGCTAGTTGTGACAGATCTGCCCAAGCTTTATTCAGCCTTTTGGATTCTTCATATGCCTTCTGATAGCTTTGTCCCAACCTATCATATTCACCACGCAACTGGCTTACTCGGCCACGATTCTGCTCAACTATCGCGGTAGCTCGTTGGGCTTCCTTAGAAGTCTCACCAAATTGAGTCTTGACTTTGCCTAGGGATTTATCAAGAGCCTCAGCTTCAACCGCAGTCGCGCCCATAGCGACAGCTGCTTGATCAGCACCACGAGTATCCGCGGTGATGACAATTTCGCCATGGGCACGACCTAGGTTATAGTCTGGCATCACTCACTCCAGAGCAATTCGCCATCTTCTGGGTCAACTCGGCGTCGCGGCGTCCTGATATGTTCAGCCAAGCCTCCGTCTGACCAAGGGTCAGCAAAACCTGCCGTGGAGTGTTCCATATCGTCGCCCATACACCGAGCAAAAGCACGTTCCTTTGCTGAACGAGCAAACATTTCGTTCTTAGCACTCGCTTCAGCACTGTTCAACTCGCCTTCTACCCAGCTACCAAACGCCCAAATTCCTTGGTCGAAATACAAACCAGTGGCACCTTCAACTTCATAAATCTCACTCGGCCTGCTGTGGTACGATTGAGCCATCTGCCACACTTGCCACGCCAGACGCTTGTTGTAGAACACTTTTCAAGTCATCCATCGACCGCCCAAAGGCCGCGCCGAAAATGAACATACGGTCGAACACGTCTATGTCTTTAAGCAAGACAGTTGCCGTGAAGTTTTGGTTAACCCAATCCTGCGGTGTACCGTAATTGACCTTCTTGGGGTCCTCAGTGACACGCGGCTTCACCGTCGCAGCTAGCACGATCTTGTCGATAGCCGTGAGCATTTTGCCCATAGATTCTGGCTTCTCCTGGACGGCCTCACGAATCTCAGCTTCACGCTCTGAATCTGTCATACCTTGGTCCACAAGCATAGGCGTGAAAGTGTCAAGGTACTGTAGCAGATTCAGAGATATGAGGTCACTACGCTCCAGCCTACGAACTCGGCAAAGCTGACCACTGGGCGTAGTGACATCATACTCGACATACTGCTTACGACCCCAGTGCGTAGGGGCATATGGATTCTGCACTGGGGGTGGAGCCTGAGGGGGTTCCGGGGGAGTTGGAGTCTCAGGCTCCACGCCTGTAGCGAACCGAGAGTCAATGGCTTCTGCAGCCTGATGCCTCGGTTGTGCACCTTCGATACTGATTTCAGTCATTTTGGCCTCCTAGGACTCAATTGTTGACTTTTCTTACGAGGTAGTCACCAGAATCGGTGTACAGAAGTCGCCAACCTGCGAAGACACCATAGCAGCGACCCGCCACTGGTATGCCGTCGCGGTGGTCAACGAGCTGACAGTCTTAGTCGGCGTTGTCGGATCAGTCGTCACGTTCGTCCACGTCACGCCAGCATCGACAGACTGCTGAACTCGGTAGCTGGTAGCAATGCTAACTGGGTCCCAAGCCAGAGTAACTGAAGTGGCAGCAACAGCAGTCGTATGAAGACCAGTCGGGATTGCCAAAGGGTTAGCTTCAGGCGTAGTCGACATCGCGCTGTCGGTCTCATTCTGGATGATCTCATACAGCCACCGGCCCTGATCGCCCACGAGTGGCATACCGATACCGTCGATGTTGGAGGTCTGGAACGCGCCACCGCGGTGGTCAGCCTGGAGCCTACCATTAGCCTTCGCACGGTAGATACGAGCGATGATGTTGCCACCCGAGTCGGAAATGACGCGACCATCGATGCGGAAGTAAGGCCGCAGATCATCACCGGACTTGCGCAGTCGCACCTGGCGTGTCGGAGTGACACCAGATTCGATCACCATCGCGCCGGAAATGATCGACCAAGCCTTGATCGACATACCGCCAGCTTCCAACGACCAATCGACCTGCGGTCCACGACCGTGGACAGCCACAAGCTCGTCGTCGCCTCGCAGCTCATCAAACTGCTCTGTCTCAGAGAAGCCCAGGGTCATAGCGACCGGCAGCGGGTAGCTCGTGCTGCTGAGCACACTGCCCTGAGCGTCTGCGTATGGGGTCAGGAGAATCTGCTTGATGCCATACGGTAGCGGATTCGGGAGACTGGTCATTTTCGGAACCTCCGTGTTGGGTCTTGATACACTACGGTGTCCACTCTTTCACCGGTCTCCAGACTGTAGTAGTGGAACACAGCTACAGCCCTGCCTTTGGTGCATTTCGGCGAATGGCACTTATGCTCCAAACACCGAATCCCCAGATGGTGTTTGAGGACACCAGCAATAGTGCCTTCGCACTGCAGCGGGCCTTCAAACTCCTCATAGTACTCATCTGGGGCAGCCATTGTTATTCGTCGTCGTCAATTACCTGTACAAGTTGGCCATCGCTATCATAGTCAACTTCAAGGAACGAGTGGGCGCGTCCTCCTGCTTGCATGTCATCAATCAGCAGATAATCGAGCTGCTCATTGCTGAATGCCTTGGACTCGACCATATAGTCGTTCTTGCTAGTCCACTCGACCTGAGCAAATCCATCCTTGGGAACATCCTGGAATCCGAGAGTGTTCCAGTGGGTCGGCGTGATGACACGCACTGATGCGGCGCCAACGTACTTCACGAACGGACCCTTGCGAGTCTTGCGCGCTACACGACGCTTACGTTCTGCCACGCCTGGGGGCTGCGGCATATCATCTGTGAGCGTGTTTCGCGTCGGGCCATCAGAAGGTGGAGAAGCGGTGTTGCCTTCAGCCTCTTCACGTGCCTTCTTCTGAGCAGCAGTCTCAGCCATTTTGGTTACCTCTCATTATGTTTTCCGACTCAGCATCCAGTAACTGGTGGACCGGCATAGGGTGTCGTAGCCGTCATCACGTAGGTCACGACTGCTCCCTCTGTACTCAACTCGGCTGACAGTATATCCATCAGCGCCAGGCGTATCAATTATATTAGACAGGACGTCATTTAGCTTTTGGATCAAATCGTCGATTCTGACGAAGTCTGTAGAGAATTCACGATACATATGCACCCATACGGCGAGATTGCGGGCACTGCGCACAACCTCGTCATCACCGAGTAGCACAGGGTCTTCAGCTTCCCAGCGAAGGACAAGAAACATCTTGTCTGACGGTCGCTGTTCGCCATCATAATTGACTAACACATTCGTGCTGTCAAATCCCTCAGCTTGGAGGTCGCTGTCATTTACGATAGCGTCAAGGATCGCTGCGCGGCTCATCGGTTCCTGCCTGCCTGTCGAGTATTCACTCTAGCAGTACCGCGAGCAGTTTGCTTGACATTACGTTTAACCCGTCGCGCTTGTCGTTGTGTGCGCACCGTGGCACCTTGGGAAGTGCCTTTGCGTTGGACATTCTGCGTGACGGGGGCTTGAGTGATGTCGAACACATTCGGCATCGGGTCATTCGGGTGATTGAGAAGGCTATCCAAACCCTTGAACAGTTGGTCGCCAATTGCCTTCACCGTAGGCATAATGATCTGGTATCGACCTTGGTTTGCTACCTCAAGCCAGATACCATAATCAACGCCGTGGCTGAACAGGATGCGATGCTCTCCTGTAGAACCAACGCCCAGGGCGTGGGAGGTGGCGGTGAATAAGCCATTTCGAGCATTGCTGGTATTGTCGTGCCAAGGTGCAGCTTTCTTCATCCAGGTCGTGCCGAAATCTGCGGCGTAGTCGACAGTTAGCGTGATGTTCTCTTTGATCTGCTCTGGTAAGAGTGCGCAGTTCTTGGTAAGCTCGCCACCGTCGAACTTGAAGTCACCTACTCGCAGATTCACATTAGCCATGGATCGGGTCCGATGCGAATGCTGTAGCGGTAGCCCGCACTTCATATCCATTATACACGGATATGCTGTCTATATGGTAATGACGGTCGCCCTCGTCCCAGGTATCCCCGATACTGATGTCGGCGTCATAGGCTCCCACGACGAGATAGCCGAATTTGCGGGATGTGCCGTCGTCGTTCGGGCTAAGCTCTACTCCGTCAAAATTAGACTGTGAGATAAGCCTGAAGACCTGTTCCGGCTTGGGTACAGGAGTACCAAAGTCGTGGCCTCCACCCGGCTTTGCTATAGGCGCACCACGCGTTGGAATAAGCGTGACTACTGTGGGGTCGCGCTTGATGAACTCCTGCGTGTTCCAACGCATCTCATTGAGCTTGATGTCTTCAAGACTAGTCGGTGCGGGCATATGGGCTCCCGTAACCGTAAATGTCCGGCACGATCACATTACCGCGACAACGGCGGTACCTGCGCTTGATCTTGATTGTACCGCTAGTTGAAGACTGCGCAATCTGCTGATCCCAATACTTGAGCATTCGCTCCGCAGATTCGTGGTCCTGGCTTAGTGGTGCAGAACCACCAGATTCGCTACTATCGACCAGCGGCTGTGTATAGGCTACACGATCGTACCAGAACTGCCTGATCGACTGGTTGACGTTGCCATTGTATGCGTCAATAACCGCAATGACTTTGGCATCGTCCCAGTCAGCAAGAGTGCTCCACCATGAAGGCAGATTCATCTTGACAAGGTCGATCTGCTGCTGGGTAGCCAAAGCCTTACTCCTTGTCTAGAGCCTTTTCAAGCCTCTTGACAAGTTCGGCCTTGTTGCCCTCAGTCGACAGGTCGCGGCTCTTGAGTTCCTCTTTGAGCTCAGGAACCGTCAGCTGGTCAGGTGTGACAACCTCTTCATCATTGGAATCCTCAGTCTGACCAACATACCCCTGAGCAGACTGGACCTCTCCCTGCCATGGCGGATTGGCTACCGCATAGGCAGGACCAGTGACAAACTGATCAGTGGCGAAATTGGCAGGCTGTCGAGGCAATTCTGGGGCGCGATGAGGATCTGGTTCCTCAACATGCCCTTCAGACTTCTGGTGAGCCTTATCGAATTTGCGCTCATTCTCCTCAATGCGCCAGACTTGGCTGGTCTCTCTCAGCCAAGCCTTATCCTCTTCAGATAGAGGCTTGTCATGGTCGATTTGACGACTCATCGAGTGCTCCCGTCATTCGTGTACGCTGTCGGCGACACGTATGAACCAGACGCCTTGACTTGCATAACGACAGCACCGGTGCGACGACGGATACCAGTCCCAAAGCCGTGGACGTAGTAGCCATCGATCAACGGATAACGCTGCTGGTTACCCGGCAGCAACTTCAGACCCCGCCAGTCTGGCGAAGCGTGCTCACGGACACCGACGATGTTCTCGTCAGCATTCGCGCCACCTGTCGACATGAAAAGCAGATAGCCAGCGGGGAGCAGTGGCTCCTCGATGACAATTACGTCCATGTATGAGCCGGAAACGCGCAGACCGTTCCAAACTCCAGGTGCCTGGCCGCCCAACAGACCTTCAGCGTTAGGCACGATCAGCGCAGGCTGACCAAGAGCCGGGATGAAGTCGTAATTGGCAACCGCGCTGTTCTGGTTGGTCTGTCCAAACCGGAACTTACGGATGTAGTTGATCTCCGCACGGTTCGCAAAGCATACGATCTGAGTGCCTGTGTCCCAACCATAACCATGCTCGGTAAGGTGGTTCACGCAAGTCTCAAAGTCGTCAGAGTCGACAGTCGCCGCGCCACTCACGAGGTAGTGGTTATGCGTACCATCGAACGCCGTGCCCTTGTAAGTGGGAGGTACCCAACCATCCGCGTTCGCCAACGGGTAGACATTGTATGTCAGCGAATTGATGATGGTCTGGCGGTCCCTGTTATCAAACAGAGCCTCCATCACCTTGCGGAACACCAGCGCCTGGTCAGCCTGGATCGCCTTGGTATGGATCGCTTCCACCTGCTGGGCCGGGGAGTCACGCAGGAACTTCCACGTGTAGCCGAGCTTGAGGTCGTAATCCTTGTAGGCGTATGCCAGCTGGTAGTAGCTGATATTCGTGTTCTGCCCACGCGGGATACCAAACTCCGTGGCTTCCTCGAAATTGAAGTCGCCAATCTGCGGGACAAGTTCGATGTCAGACAGAACCGGGTAGGTAAGCAGGCCAACCATACCCTGCTTGTGCTCATTGTAGATCGTGTTCGCATCGATGAACTCGGCCCAAAGCATATTCAGGTCGACACCATCAATGGTATGGGTGAGGATATCACCCTCAGTCATGTAGCCCGAGCGGTTACCAGCGCCTCCACCCAAGTTCAAAGACTTCATGAACTGTTGGGCTAGAAACTGCTTTTCCCGCTCGATGCCGGGCGTATACAACTTCATTGCTTTCCTTTCCGCAAGCGCGATCAGCAGTTACAGACCGTACTGGCCCGTGATCAGGGGGTTCTGCACGACGTTGACTTCCAGCCTATCAGGCTCGACAGTAGCACCGACGAGGACAGAACCGACTGCGGGAGTGGCACTGACAACGCCAGTAGACGAGTTAGCGAAGTACTTGGTGCCAGCGACACCAAAGTCAACACCAGGGTTGCCGGCCGTAGGGCCAAAGTCGGTGATGCAACCACTACGCATCACATCCAATATAGCAACTTCCTTGTTGGGACCAACTCGGCCAGGCTTCTGGGTCACGACCAACAGACCGAGGATGCCTGATTGGCCTCCACCGAACACGATCTTGCCAGTAGAGTCTAGGCCAACTCCGTAGACTTTCCCAAGATGGTCATCAGGGAAATCTGCAGCAATGGCAGCACGGAAACCACCATTAATCGGATCATACTTGTCATACCGGGCCATTGTATTTGCCTTCCCTTTATGCTGGCCGAATATTGCTTGCGCCGCGGAAGCCAGGAATGTTGTACTTTGACCCTAGCTTGGTCTTGTCAGTCTCGCGTTGCCACGAAGTGCCGCCAAACGGGTGGTTACCGCTCGGCGGTGCGCTACCGCCACCATTTTGGTTGTCTTGCTGGTCCTGCTTATCACCATCGCCTGCCGGGGGAGCAGTAGGCTTCAACATCCAAGGATTATCCTTGGCAATACGCTTGATCTCAAGATCCAGACCGTCAATGTCGCCCTTGTCCAGATCGAGCCTGATATTGTTCTTGTCGATAAAGTTCAGGACTGCTTTGGGGTCGTGGAAGTCGAATTTGCTATTCCGAGCGATAGCGCCAACAAGGGCATCGTTCTCGACGTACTTGAGCAGCTTCTCGTACTTCTGCTTGTAGTCGTCACGTTCGGCCTCGACATTTTCATTCTCAGCGTTTTTGGACTCAAGTTCCTTGTCACGTTCACGCTCAAGTTTAATGCGGGCCTTCTTCTCGTCGTCTGCCTTCTTCTCAAGCTCTTTGATCTTCTCATCGCGCTCGTCAGGCTTGTCTTTGTCATCGTCGCCATCAGACTTGTCAGAATCCTTAGATTCTCCAGAGTCTTTTCCACCGGAGTCGCTGGAACCTCCGGCACTGTTATTCGACGTGCCCGAGTCTGTTTCACGCTCACCATCACCACCACCGATTGCCAATAACGCCGCAAATAGAGCGTTCGGAGTCGTGGTCTCAAATGGACTCATGGTCATAGCGGTATCCTAACCTGTTTCAAAAGGACGCGCTCATTTTAAGCCACGCCGCCGTATCTGCGTTGATAGTAGGCGTGAAAGTCGCCTGCTTTGAGTCTGTCTGCAAAGCTCTGGAAGTTATCTGTCACAGGAGTCACATAGCACATACAATTCGGGTGTGGCCTATTCGGCACTTCGTTCTTGTTGAATGTGCCTTGCGCTGCGTACTGTTCGCAAAGATCGCCAGGGTCGGGTTTGTGTTGGCCGCTCAAATTCCAACGTACATCAGTCACCCATTCGTGATCCTGTACGCTGTTGATAACCTGAGTATGGAAGGCATTACCAATTTCAGTCCGTGCCAATCTCATGGCAGCATAGCTTACCCCGCCTGGCGTATTTGGAAGGATGTCCTTTTTGACGGCTTTGGCAAGCTCCTGGGCACTTACGCCTCTACCTAGGGCTGAGTCGATTTTGCGATCCAGCCTACCTGACGCGATAGCCCCAGATCGGTAGACCCGGCGCGATAGCGGGTAGCTCGGGGAGTATCCGGTGACCCGGTTCACCATCGCCTCTATACTATGACGAGCGGTCTGGACCATACTCGCCTCAGCGTGTTTCCGCATATCCTCGTTCGGATATAGAGCCTTTAGTACTTGGGCACTTTGCGCCAGATCAAGCCTCGCAGCTGCCTCTGCTGCGTCTCTTTGGCCTGCCCTAAGCGTCGGGACAAGGTCCGAGAACAGATCTTTGATGATGTCGCGAATTTGGTATCTGACCAGATTGGCTTGGTAGCGCCGTGTGCGTTCACTGATCTTCTCGCCATCTTTGAGTTTGTTGGCTATCTTCGCAGCGTCAAATGCGGCTCTTTGTAGGGCAGATTGCACATCCTTATCATATGCGCGCTGAATCCCCAGATACTTAATCAACCAATTTGTATCTGGTACTACATCAGCTAACGGGTGAACCATCTAGGTAGACCTCATACTCGAACACTCCAGCAAGCGTAACGATGACATGGTGGAATGGAAAGCCTGCCTCTGCCATTCCCCTAATGAGCGGCATGTCATCGCGGCTGGGCTCTTGTAAGCCGTTGGGGTGGGAGTGCCAAATACATCTGATGTCATCGGAGTATGAAACATCCATGTTCCATCCGTGGCACTTATCCCCCACGAACGTGTTGGGATACTGTACAATGATTCCATGACTATAGATGATCCCACAGGCCTCTTCTGGCATCGCCGTGGCTGCGAGATCACGTAGTTCAGATTCATGGTGCGGTCCAAACGTCTTTGGGAACACTTCCTTCAGATCCATTTTGGCCCATGGCATTAAGCTCGTCTGCCCTTAAGCGCAGGGTGGAGGGGCACTCGTTTATAAGTGCTTCCCTTGCGGTCAGGTAAAGCACGATACCGTGCTGCGCTGGCTTTGCCAAGTTCGTGGTGTTCGCCTGTGGCATGTGCTTTGCCCAAGGCCCAACGCCTAAGTTTTGGGTTAGCGAAGAACAACCTTTGCTGGGCTTTGGACGCAAACGCTTTGTGCCCGGCTGCCGGCTGGCCCGGTATGACTCCAGGTGGATAATGTCGCCCATGCTTCTTCCGCATCTACCACCATCTCCTGCCTGACGGCCCGACACCACGCGAGCGGTAGCCATTGAACAGCACCCAAAGCCCATACAGGATAAGCACGATGCCAACGATCATGCCGATCAGCCATAACACATACGGAACTGGTAGCACATAGATCAAAACCAGCAGAATAATACCAACAACTAACGGAGCCATCAGGGCAACCCACTTCCATGTATCACTGTTACATCACCTTGGTTCTTCAAAAGCAGTTTGAGGTCGTCGTCGGTGATCCAAGCCTCACCTGGCACTTTCGGGCCATTCTTGCTAGGCGACCACGAAGCATTCCAGTGGTTGCGCATCAAATTCAAGTGCGTGTCAGCATTGCGACCGCGAATCATGTACTCGTGCCCGCCGGCGATATTGCTATCTGTCAACGCACCTACGTGTAGCACGCCATTGTGGTCTGGATTGAACATCGAGTTTGTCCAAAGCGTACCAACCGCGACCGGCTGAGTCTGGATAGCATTCAGATAGCTATTCCACGAGAAGCAGTGCTTGTAGCCATCACAATCACCAAGCTTCTTGAGTGCCTTGGCAAGCCCCAGACCCGACGAGCCAGTGTCATCTGGCGGGTAGACGCCTTTGACGTTGTCATTCTTGGTGGCCTGCGAGTAAAAGAACATGCCATCCTTGTTGTTGAAGAATTGACCACCGTTCTTAGCCTTACGGAGTGGCGCGAACATGGCCGTGTTGAACAAATCCGCACCAGTGAAACCTACACACCCACCAACTTGCTTCTGGTCTAGGATAGGCGCAGCGTCATCCCAAAAGATGGTGCGGTCTTCAGTGGTTTCCTCAAAAGCAAATGCCCGGCTACGGTCGTCGTGTTCAACGAACCTCTTGAGACGTGGGTCCTTTACTTCGTGGATCACTACATGGATTGCCATTTTCACCCATTCATGCTAGAGAAGTCGTACTTGTTACCGTTCAAGCCAGCGTTCTGGCTATCGCCGAGCTGTTGGTCTAGTTGGTTAGCAAAGTCAGAGCCATTCGGGCCACCGCCCATCATGGTTGGGCCTCCAGCAGCTCCAGCAATCTTAGTCATGTCCTCAACAGCGGTATCAAAGTCACTGTTGTAGTCAAGTTCATAGCCCATGATATCATTCAGCTGCGTGTATAGCCACTCGACGCCTGTCACACCCTCGGTCTGCTGCCAAATTGACAGGATATTCGTAAGTTCCTGATCCTGGTTCTTCGGCATCGCGTCGTCAAACTGCGTCGTCGCCTCTATCTGCCCGTTGTTCGGCACCTTCTCATAGGCAGGGATGAACCCGTTGACTAGGCTGCTCAAGAAGTCATCTGTAGTATCGACCATCGTGAGTTCAGTCTCAGCATTCGCCGCAAGCATCGGCCCGAATTTGAGCTGTAGTGCGATACCAGATTCGGCAGTCTGTACGTCTACCATACCAATAGCGATATCAGGCACGCCAAGACCCTGCTGCGCAAACTCATCAAGCTGCTTAACGTGGTCCAAGTAGGGACTAACAGAACTCACACCTGACACGCGGTTGAAATTGCCGCCTGCCCCTACTCGGACCACTGCGCCTGGGCCAATTTCCCACTCAGTCTCATTCCCGAATTCATCAACAGGCGGTGAGGCATCGGTCCAGTACACACCTAGACCCTGAGTGATCAGAGTCAAGTCTTCATCAGACATTGCTTGGTTGATAGCAGACAGGATGGATTCGATACCCGCCGCTACACTCATGCCGAAAGTGCTATTGGGTGGGGAGTTATGGGCCCAATGGAACACAGGGATCTGCGTGATCTCTTTGGGTAGTTCGTGCTCTTCCTGAATCATGTCTACCAGACTCAGGCTTTGTGTCCTCAGGGGAATAGGTAGACGGTCGTCCCAACGTCCAATTTCCCAAAGGGAAAGTTCCGAAGTGATCGCACCAGTCGGGAGGTTTGTATCCTCGTTGACCATTCGTCTATATGTTTGGCGACGTACCAAGAAATCACCGGTGTAACGCTGAGTGCTAGGAGTGTTGCGCGGATTACCGATGATGTCGACAATGTGAGCCCCCATGACGTGCCCTGTAACAGGATCTTCGATGGGAAAGTAGTGCTCAGGCTTAAGCTCATATATCTTGACACGTTTACCTGGCCTTTCCCACGGCAATCCGACAACATGGAAGCAAGCGTCACCTTTCATGAGCATGTAACGCTTCATCTTGTTGAACTTGGCAAGCACCTTTTCGTTCTTAAACAAAGTCGCTAGCGCGTTGTCGACGTTGGCTTGCTCGTCTGCGTTGCCAGATCCGTCTGGGTCGATGTAGTATTGAAAGTTGACCGCAAGGAATCTGTTGATAGCCTCTACATACTTCTTGAGGCTCGGCACGTAAATCTCTACAGAGTCGTCATCCTCGCCACGAAGCGTGACGCGAATATGCTCAGGCCGGTTATGGTAGAAGTCTTCATACAGCTCATACGCTTTGATGCGTGCTTTATCGTCGTTGTTGGTTAGGTTACCAACGAGTTTGCTGAACTCGCGGTCATGCTCGATAAAGTCGATAGCAGAGTCATACTGCCTGGCATCAATTGGCACTACCACTCCTCATTCGTGACAATGCCGTACGCACCCGGCTGTAGTTTGTCTTTCCAGTCTGGGTAACCTCGCGGGGTGGGCCGCATAGCACTAATAGGCTTACCACGCTGAGCATTAGCGCGGGAACGAGTGTGGCGGCCCATGTTCGCTCTGGTAACTCTGGTACCACCCGCACCAAGAAGAGAGGCAGGCCCAAAGTAGCCAACCATAAACCTGCCCAGAGCTTCAGGCCCATGATCGTCCTTCTTCATTGGCAGTTCCATACGTGGAACGCTGGTCTCTTGGTCTTCCTTACGCTCAGGATAACGGTACGCCATCATATCCTCACGCGTATGGATACAACGCCTGTTGAACTGAAGGCGCGGACGCCATACCTCTGCGTTTGAATCTGTCAAGGCACCGTAATCACGACGACCTTCACGAAGCGCAGCGCGGATCAAATTGATACGCACATTCAATTCCCCGCCAGTGCCTCCCATCGAGGCAACTTTCAGTTTATCCTGGAGTGTTTGACTTGACATTGGGTCAGCTGGGTCGGGATAGAATACTCTGAGCTGCGGAGGGTTGAGGCCTCGTCGTTTAATTTCCTCAGCAAATTGATCCGCTGTGAGTCCTGGCTCGTAGATCTCATCCAGCACGTTAATCTCACCCCAGGGACCCACCTGAATGAGTAGCCAAACGTTGGGATTGGTAAATCCGTAGTCAACAGCAGCAAACGTGAGCCAGTCGGGGTTGAACTCAAGGTCACTGACATGATATTCTTCATCATAGTCTTTGAACACCTGCCCTACAAACTCGGTAAAGTCTGCGAACACCTCTTGTTTGAAGAGTTCGATGGTTAGTTCGTCCGCAAGGGACAAAATCTCAGGGTCAATCTGTAGACCGTTGACAGCAGCTATCTTCGCCGCGCTCGTACCTGCGTGTGTCTCAAGTTGGTCGAGTAGGAATTTGACGTGCTGGTCGTTTGTGGTCTCCGTGTAGACAAATGGATTACGCCAAGCAGGCATTCTCCATGATGCCCAATCTGGCTGGTATGGGTCCTGCCCCATATTGTACTTCTCCCAGAAGTGGTTCTTGCCTTCTGGGGTGGACGTGTGTATGCTCCAGCCCTTATAGTCGTTGAGCATTGGGCGAACATACTTCTGCCACGTTGATGGCTTACTCTTAGCTGCCTCAACCATCAGCACCCCGCAGAGTGCCTCACCGACCAGGTTCTCAGGATACTTCGCTGACTGAGTGGTGACCATGAAGGCGTTATCCCAGAGTGAGAGCACGCCCTGGCTTCTACCATCGATAGAGTGGTGGGACCCTGAATCCATGGGGATTCCAAGATGCTTAACGAGGTTCCAGATAACGCGAAACTCCTTATCGGCAGTAACATATTCATCTCCTACTATCCAGAACTCACGACGTTTGCCCTTCTTGCGCCATTCCTCGGCCACCGACTTTGTGTAGAATACCTCCGGCAGTAGGATATGCCCACCTAGCTCAGACTTCCCTGTACGTCGTCCAGCGCACCATACTCGGTGTCGCGCTGGGGAGTCAAGAACATGTACCTGGCCCGGGTGTGGGTGCCAATCTACGTGCTCAGACTCGTAGATGTCCCATGGGTCAAGCAGGACGTGGTTATTCAAACTCATACGGGTCCACGCCATCAATCTGGTCTTGTATAGCCTTACGCGCTGCCGCCAGATTCTCAGCCGTTGGGTCGTATTTGGCTTTGGTCATCGCGCAGACAGTATTCATGTTAAAGCCTTGGTGCGTTTCTATGTCTGGGCTGGGGCTGGCCATAGCAGCTTCATATCGCTCAAGTAAGTCCATGCTTCTTCAGCCCCTCCCACATAAGGTTGTGTAAGGCCAATTCCACTTTCGTTGGCCTACCTGCCCCAAACTCGCACGCACCCCACGCTTCAGCTAGCAACTCGTCGTCCTGTAGCTGCCCCGTTAGCTCACCTTTGTCATTACGTTCCCAAGAATACGCGCTAACCTGCTTTTTGGCTTTTATCCAAACAAGCAATTCATTTTCACCACTAGGTTTATTGCCATCATTGGCATCAGAGTATTCTTTGTACAACACCTTCATAATAGCAGCATGTCGCTTCTGGTTGTTCTTATCTATATCCAGATAGCCATCTTTCTTGTCCTGCTCCCAGACAAAGGCGCGCCAATCGACTGCGTGGCCAAACTCGTGTATGGTATTGAACTGGTACACATTCGCTTCCGTTCCATATGGGTGCCAGTGCGTTTGGTCATTGTTAGCAGTGTTATCGTGTACACGCTTTGGATTTGCTACTGCGAACGGGTTAACATTCAGCTTAATGGTAAAGCCACGACTACAGCTAGCGCCCACGCGTGTCTTCTCTATTTGGTTAGTAGCGCCAACCTGATCAGTGATCGCGTCGATCTTCAGTTTGGGGTACCGGTCCATCTGCTGTTCGATACCAGCGAAACTGCCCTTCATGGCAGCCAAAATTGAGTCGTCATTATGCATGATACGCTATACACGAGTAACATCGTATTTGTACTTGCTCATGAACTCAGCTTTAGCCGCAGGAATGCTAGTCACAAAGTCAGTGGACACGTCTACGCTGGGGTGGCGGTTCTGCATAATGCGTATAAGGTCCGCAATGTCTTTTGCGTCCTTGATACTCTCGCTCGTATCTGGCTCCATGGTATTCAGCTTTTGCTCAAGCCGCCCAAGGTCACCCATAATCTGGTCATTGCGCTGGCGGATATCGTGCCGACGCTTAATGTAGTCTGGGGACATGTCGAAATTGGGGTCTTTGGCCTCAAGCTTTTGTGCATACTTGAAAAAGCCGTCCATACTATCGCCAAGCTCTTTGGTTAGCTGGCGAACACGAGTGCGTATCTCAAAGGCAGGCTGGTTCTTGTAAGTGATCTCGCCCAAACGCTTGGCTTCACGCTTCGCTATGCGTTCCTGCCTGGCCTTTTCGCGTGCGGCCTGCTCTTTGGGGTCGTCTTTACCATACAAACCCTCCAGAAACTCTTTGTCAGTGTGTAGTTCTGGGTTCTCAAGCTCGTCTATGCGCTCTTCAACATCTTTTATGTACGCACCGTATGGAGCCGTATGTGCAGATCGCTTATCTCGCTGCTGAGCACGATAATACTTGACCTTACCCTTCAAGAAAGCAATCTCGGCCTTGTCACCCTCGTCTTGCGCCTTCTTGTAGTCCAGATCCGAGTCAAGCGGGTGGTTCTTGCCGAATATGTGGTACTTCTTTTTGGGGTCTGGCTTGTACTTCTCCAGCAGTTTCATGCCGCCTGGCGTCTTGCCTACTTCTTTTTTGGGTGCAGGAGTGCTTGGTCCTGCTTTTTCAGTGTGGCCAGGTACTGGTAAAGGCTTGACTTTGCCCGTTTCGTCAAATTCCTGCCGTAAGGCTGCGTTACAAATTGAGTTCTTGGTGGCGAAGTTCTTGTCATTGGGGTGCGCCTTTCGATACAACCTGTGAAGCTGGTCTGCCTTCTTGACAAACTCGTCCTCAGTCTGGATGTCGCCGTCCTTCTTGAGACGCCAGAGTATTCGCCCATCGCGCTTTGCGTTTGTGCCCTTAATCTGGTCCCAGGTCAGCGGGTCTTTGGTGCGCCCAATCTGGATGATGCCTGGTTCAAAGCTAGGCCTGCGCAGTTTAGGCTTGCGTACTGTGGGCCTGTGGACCTTACGAACACGAACAGAACCTGTGCGGGCGAATCTGCCCCGCCAGTCGCGTATGTAAGTGCGTGACACTTTACGGTGCGCTCTACTAGCTCAGACCAGTAGTGCGCAGATACGCGTGGTTCACCGCCGCATTGTTCCGGTCTGCTTTCGCCTGCGTATTTGTACTTGGGTTACCACGTCGCCCAGTAGTGGGGTCAGGGATAACAGGCCACTGCGCCGGGTCATTGGCAGGATAACTCATGCTCAGACGACTGGGGTCAATCTGCTGAGCTTTACGTGAGCTACCAGATGCGCGGTTACGTGCGGTAGTCGTACCAGTCAATGGCGCAAGTCGACCCTGGCGCATATTGTCGCCCCAAGGGTTGAGGATACGTCGTGCTATCCTACCACCCAAACGGCTCGGCGTGCCAGTGCCCTTTTTGCTAAAGCCCATGCTGCGATTGCGCGCCATTAGTAGCCACCACCAAATCCTTTGGGCGCCAACTGGTGAGGCTTGACGATACTGGTGTTCGTCCTGCCCTTGTTACCCTTGGCGTTACTGCCTGGCAGATTCAAACGCCCAGCGCCTCCGTGCGCACCTGGGATTAGCGTACCATCCCCACCCGCATTGCGGATGTTAAATGGCGTAGAGTTGCCAAACTGAGACTTGCCCTTGGTTTTGGTGCCCTTAGCGCCACCTCCAGGCGACTGCCACGCACCACCGCCCTTACCACCCTGGAAGCTGTTTGCTTTGCCGCCAGACTGAGCGAAGCTAGTCCGCGTGCCCTGCGCTCCAGCTGGAAAGCCCGCAGCACCGCCAGCAGCGGTACTACCGTTACCACGCCCGCGACCGCCACCTCGGCGACCACCAGATCCTCCACGTGCCATTATGCGAACCTCCCGTGAGTGCCTCGTCTAAAAATTCTACCAACGCCTGATCTTGGGGTCTTCACTTTCACGTTGTCCCCAACCATCGATACATTATTCTGCGTATGTGTCGCTGGCGTAACCATCTTGTTAGCTTTGGTCTTTGGCGCAGACAGGTGTTTGTTACCGCCTGCCTTCATCAGTTTGGGCTTCGTGCCCTGTAGCTTCTCCAAGCCCTCAACGATGTTCTCTTCAAAGTTGTTGCTCATTGAAGGGATGAACGTCTGCTTACCAACGCTTGTACTAGCGCCAAGCAGATACTGGCTGCCAGATACGCCTTTGGTCTGCTTGTCCAGCTCCTTGTTGAACTGCTTGGTAAACTTAGCCATTGATCGGCCTACCATTCAGATTCGTGTGCGGCTTCTTTGGCTTGCTGGGGCCACGAAACCCACTAAGCTCATTGAAGTTGTTCCACATCTTGCCGGCAGGCACCGTATTTGCGTTTGGGTTACGCTTCCCGCCACGCGCTAGCGCCCGAGCTACAGCATCGTCCACTGAGCTGCTCAGCTTCTTTGGCTTTGGTAGGCCCATTTCAGCACCCCAGCTCTTTGTCGAGTGTACGCATCTTGGGTGTGCCCATAGTCACCGCAGACTTGGTATTTGCCTTCTGTACCTTGATACCATAGCCATCTGTCGGCGCTGGCACCTGCGGTTTGCGCGCACTACGCCCAGTTGTGCCCTGGTTCTGCGGGTATTTGGTCTTGCCGTATTTGCCAAACGGGTTACGGTTCAGACCGGCTGTGGCACCTACACCAGCAGGACTCTGCCCACCAATTACGTTGCGAAAGTTCTTTGTCTTCTTGGCCATCATCTGCCCCTAATCCCAGCACGCTTAGCATCATTGATATGCGAAGCAGCAGCTTTGCTTGCTGCAGCCGCGTTACGTGCTATCATTTCTGCGCCACGTCTACTGGTGGTTGGGCCACCGACACGACTATGTATAGCTGCCCCATTAGACATCAAAGTCTTTGAGCCTGCTTGCCAAACGCCACGCACATTCTTGCTACCACCGTACAATGGTTGGTGGTAAACATGGAACTCTTCACTAGCTCCACGAGCTACAGGGAATGTTACGTGCCCCATACTCGCACCTCTATGAACACCAGCAGCACGTTGCTCAGGAGTGCGATTGATTTGGGTCATACGACCATCAGGACCGAAACTGGGTCGCATGTAACGAGCAGTGTTGCGTCTCTGCTTGGCTGAGCTACCCATACCATGCTGTGAAAGCTGATTGCCAACAGCACGAAATTGCTTGGCAGTATGGCCTCTGTGCTTCGCGCCATTTAGCTTTGACTGTGCGCGCTGCTTTGCTGACCTAGCCATCAGTATGCCTTTTGTTTGCCTTTGAGCTGCGCCTTAGCACCCAAGCCAGAACGCTTGAAATTGCGCTTGGCCTTCTTGAGCACCTTCTTGGGCAGCTTCGGTTTGGGCTTAGCCATGATGCTTCTTGGCCAGCGAATCTGCCACAGGCGTAGGTACCTCTGGCGTCTTGGCTGAGATTGCGGCCTGGGCGTCTGCCAGACTCTTGTTGATGCCATCGAGCACGCCAGCGGGCAGTGACTCAGGCGGGAGATTGCTGATCGCTACAGCAATGTCCTCAACAGAGGCAGCTACGGTGTCCAGCTCTTCCTGCTCAACCTGTACAGCGGTCATGATATGATCCAACTTCCTGTTTTGGTGGTGAAACTGGTCGCGCAGCCATAGCCACAATAGGACCACGAGTGCGAGCATGATTCCGTCAATTGTCCAAGACACATTGGTGCCAGACCTAGCGGAAGTTCGTGTTGCCATAAGGCGAGAATGTACCAGGTCCACCAGGCATATCCTGACTGCGGATCGGCACTCTGCTGGCCTGAAGGATCCACTGGCGAATACCAATCAGATCCGTGTTATCTACCACACGCGGAATGGGCTGTAGAGCCTTCCGTGGCGTAGTCTGCCACTTTGCCATTTGCTTCATCCTAACTCGTTGGGAGCGCGCCACTTACCAGTGTCGCAGGCAATGTTAAGTTATTGGGTCAGCCGCCCGACCCGGCGTGGACCGGGGAAACACTAACCAGGTCGGGCAGCTGAGTGCGGTACCTTGGCCGATGCGCACAACTTGAGTATATCTCACACGTCGTCGTCGCGCTTTTGTAAGTCGAATGTGACTTTGATGCGACCGTTGTCTTGTTCATGTTCGTTGGCTGCCACTGTTAGATTGTTAGGGATAGCGTCATAGCCTAATGTGCGCTTGACAATTCTGCGCTTCTTGGCCTGCTTGCGGATGTCGTCTTTTTGCTTGCGGCCCTCAGCACGTTCCCTGATCTTGCTATCAATCTCGTCCCATGACATACTCGTGCCTTCATCGGGCCAAGTCTCTGGGCGCTCAATCTGCGGTCCAGGCGCTATCGACATTGAGTTTGCTGGTACCTGCTGTGATGGTGCCGGAGGTGCGTGTGGGTAACGCACTTCCTGCGTGTAGATGTGCGCAGGGGGAACATAATCATCCACTGGTCCATCAGTGGGGTCAAACTCATATCTGGGCACTCCACCAGATCCGTTGGGTCCATCAGATTCACCAGCTACTTGTGCTTCTTGTTGTACAAACTCGTCTGGCCCTTGTAGTCCTCCAGGCCCACTTTCGCCAGTAGGTACATCCACCACTTCCGCATCGATAGTGCCAGCCTTGAGCGCATCGTGTTCCGCTTTGGTACGTTTGGCGATACCATGGATCATCTCTTCCCACGGGAGTTTGTTAACAGTAACATTTACGCGCTCTGGTGCTTTACCCGCCACGCGCTCAATGATCCACTTAGCAGCTTCCATCCTGTCACGTGGTTCAGCTGTATCATCCAGGGCCACTCCAGCGATGACCTCTGTCATTGTGTCTAGCTTCTCACGCAGGTTCTGGTTCCAGCGTGCTTCGTGCTCAGCGATGATCTCGTCGTGTATGTCGCGTGGTACAGGTTCGGTCTTGTTCTTGTTACGTGGTATCCTGCCAAGTTCGTCGCGACACCTACCTGCGCGCAGTTCCTCGTCGTCCAGGTCCTGTACTGTAATCAGGCCACGATCGAACGCCTGTTGGCGCGTCAATTTGGCAAGCTCCTGCTTACGCTCATATTCCTGCTGGGCCTGCTGGAAGAATGGTTTAAGTGTCACGGCAGATCCCACTTGACTTTGTTCCATGTCTTGTATGCCCATGGTCTACGTGGGCCACGATAAGCACGCCTTGGCCTACACATATCCTTGACTACAGGATGGTCCCATACCTGTGCCCACATCATGTAGCACCATACTTCTGCGATGTAACCTGCTCTACAGTTTCGGGCGTCAGCGTGATCTTGCCACGAGTAACACGCCCAGGATGCTCGTGCGCGTAGTGGCGTGACAGATCATTGTATCCTTGGAGCGAACGTGGTACAGTGAATTTGGTGCCTGCCTTCAAGCAGTATATACATCCCCAAACCTTCATACCCATTGTACCCCATTCCAATACCACGTACGCATACAGAACGCTTGTGGACACTTCCAAGCAAGACCGTTATGTGCGTCTGGTGGTAGCTCACATACGTGCGCTCTACGCGCGAGGTCCATTCTGGTCTGTCCCATTATGCTTTGGCCATATCTGCGATAATGTCAGCTTTGATCAATGTACTCAAGCGTGGCGTTGGTACACCACAGTCCCAACACGCTCGACTCCACGTAAGCACTTTGAGTTTGGCATGCTCGCCAAAGTGCTTATGGAAACACTTGATACAGAGTTTTGTGGTTGCCATATTCACCACTCCCTGACCATCCTCGCTGGATACTGCGGGTCACGCTTGGGTCGCTTAGGCCTGCGGCGCTCGCGGACGAGTGGTGGTTGAGCACCATAGCGGTCTGGGTTGCCAGCCACGAAAATGTCAGCCGGATCTGTAGCATTAGCATCACTCAGATCCGTGCGCCTACCTGCTGCCAATCTGAGCAGCTGCGCAGGTACATCAGGGTCAGCAATGGGGATGCGTGACTTTGACCCGCCAGCGCTGAAGTCGATGCTGGGGTCTGGGAACCTGCCAACACCAAAGCCAAACTCAGACTCCCAATTGTCAGACGCAGATTGGTCTCTGTAGTATGTATGCGGATTACGCGGCATACGAGTATGGTACGCCAGATTCAGAATCCTCGCGGGGGCGAAGCGTGCCCACATGAGTCCCAAAAACGCATTTACTTGCCGATACCTTTGCGGTATTTGGCGGTAACCAACCAGTAATGCGCTGAAACTCCTGGTAAACCACTTTCTATTACTCATATTCAAAAACGGTAATATGGTGTAGTCCCTGGTCATTCTATATATTCCTTACCCATTACCTATTACCAATCAGATTAATACGTAACGTAACATAACTTAGCCCATCGTATATTTAGTCATCCTCCCTAAGCACATATAGGGGCCTGACTATCAAGTAATGGGTAAGGTGGTAATATTTCGCCCCAAAACCCACATCTACCAGGCAATTCAGGCCTTACCCCAATGGGTAATACATACTCGTCCATACATAGATGGGTAATGCTAATCGTCTGCATCACGCCTTCTAACGCCTTTGTAGCACCTTGGACTGCTGCCTCCATAGTGCCTATTCTCTGCTTTGCCCACACCCAGATCTTTCCCGAACTGTATTGAGCTCACCACAGGCATATTAGCATTGGTTGCCCAACGCCTGTAAGTGTCATACAGCATACCAGATGGTAACACCCAATCATCTGGCCAGTCAGTGGCATTAGGCGCTTGCCTACCTGCTGCCGCTGCGCGGCGCAACGCTAACTTGTGCGCTTCCACGCCTTCCTTACAATCACGGTACTTCTCAACGTGCTCGTGTATAAACGTCAAAGAGCCATTGAAATTGCTGACTGCTTCGCCGCTGAATCTGCGCACCCTAGCGGGCCAATCTCGTCTGCGCAAACCTTCAGCACAGTACATTTTCCAACCCTCAACCAACCATGCTAATACAGCTGGGCCAGAGTCACGTTCGATGGCAGCCTGACGATTGTAATCTTTATCTGCTCTTGGTATCTGCGTCTCAAATGGTAGCACCAGAACGCGCTCACGTAATGCCTCATCTGCTCCTGCTATCTCAGGTTCAGAGTTACACGCTATCAAAGTGGTGAACTGCGGTCTGCCCTCAAAGATATCATTACTATACTTGGCTTCAGCAGTTACAGTATCATTGCCTGTCAAGCGTTTGACTATGCTACCATCAAGGCGTTGGCTATCAATCTCAGACATACCAGTTACACGTAGTGGTACAGCGCGAATCAAGCCTGGATTCAAATCCTTATTGCGGAACAGGTGTACGTCGATGGTGCCATAGTAGTCACCCAACGCTCCACGTATACCACCAAGCAAAGTGCTCTTGCCCGTATCATGCTCGCCCAATATGAATATGATCAGCTTCTCTGGGTTCTCACCGATCAAACAATGGCCCAATACCTTTTGGACAAACTTACGCATATTCGCATCGGGCAAGAACTTCTTGAGATACTCTTGCCAGAGTTTATAGCTTTCAGTTAGTCCATACTGATCTGTATGCTCAGAGTCCCACGGATAATATGGCACCTTGGTATTGTATGTTACATAATCATCCTTGCGTGGCTGCCTGAGCACTGGCTCTGCTGATAATTCCAGTATGCCATTCTCACAGCCAAGCAAGTCAGGTCTACTGTCAAATATGTTACCATTCAATGCTACGGATTCATTATCTGTTACATACATACGTCTGGCCATCTTCAACGCATTTGTCACTTGCGTATCATTACCAGACTTCTTCCCCCATATAGCACACATACGCTTGTATGCTATATCAGCTTTATCATCGCTGATTGGCAGATTGTTCGCATATGCTATCTGCCTGCGTTTCACTACATCAAAGGCAAGACCTATCAGGTGGTTGTTTTCATTATCACGATGCCAACGCTCACCATCCCATAGCACCCACGACTTACGTGTTGTAACATATTTGATATTGTCACCATAGATATCAATTAGATGCTTGCCATTGCCCCAATCGTTATGCTCATACTTCTCTGGCTCCGTATCTGCCTTTGACATCTTGCCAACTACATTACCGAGCCCACCATAATCACCTGCTGCTATCAATCCATCTGGATCATCGATGTGTAGCCAATCAGATTCCCAATTATCCGTAGGCAACTCAGTATCTGCTGCGTCACATTGATCCTCAACCAGATACCCGCCAAGCTCTTCAAACTTGGGCTTCAGTTTGCTAACAGTACCAAAGATGCTTCTTCTGATCTCACTGTTAATGCCCATTGGGTCGTCACGTTTAGCAGAAGCAAACTCACGCCACGCCTCGTTGTAAGCATTTACCGCAGTCAACCAACCACTATGCCCCTCTGGCCCTAGGTTGATCAAGTTCCAGTGCGCGTCGATCATTGAGTCATGCGCCTGCTCAGCTATCTCCAGTCGACCAATATGGTCAGCCAGACGACGCTGAACAAAAGGGCACATATCACCCTTACTATCATTGAAAGTGCGCATTGCCCAACGCATTAGCTCGTCGCCATCAAGATCGCTGACGGCTACATCAATCGCCACACGGCGGTTACACGTTAGGTAGTCGATCCAGGGGTCCGGTAGTACGGCTACATCATCCAGGGCCGGTATGCCATCATAATCTCGGTCACCGTACCTCCACCGATATACCTCATTATTAAAGTCAGGATTGGTACTCGGCCACGCAACTATGTAGCGGTGCCCTTTCTGGATGATCTCAATTCCTGGTCCTGCTTTACCCAGAAATCGTAGCCCAGCGGGCACCAGAAACAGATAGTGTGCAGATACACTGCTGCTAGCCCATCTGCTGGAACTACGCAGCGTAGTGGGTAGCTCTCCATATTGCTGCTCCAGCTTCCGCAAGGTATCTGCGCCATGTTTCTCCCCATAGTCGTCTACGTCCAGTGCCATCAATTCATAGCCAACTGGCGGGCAACCTGGTGGTACATACCCAGGTACATCTGCCAAGCGCAGTGCTATGTTGGCCTCAGTCTCATCCATCTCTGGGTGGCCATATTTAATCCAGCGTTGTACTTCTAGGTCAGTTGGGTATGGCCTGCCATTACCAGTGTAACCTCTCGGTGGGGCATCCTTCTGCCCCTCTGGTAATGGTAGCGTTCCCAGCCAACCAGCTTCACGATACATTGTAGCTGCGTGCCTGAAGGCATCTACCATTGATGCGCCAATCTCGCCAAGGTAAACAGGAAGTTATAATTATACGCCGGTAAGGGCTAGTTCATATTTGGGTCAATCTCTCCCAAGCTGGCAAGGAATCCATCATCTTCCATAGCTTCCCTGGTAGCCTCGAATAACAGTACCGCTAGCATATTCAGGGTTACCGCCGCTGGCAGATTGCCTACGCCTAAAAGCAAATCCACAAAGATCCCCACTTTGGGTTCGCCTGCCTTAAACTTCAAGCCCACATCGCGCATAATGGTTCGGGCCATTTCATTGATGTCAGTCGAGACATTATCAATGTGTACGCCCAGATCCTCAGATACCTCAGATTGCTGGCAAGGTCTTATCTGGTTTGTCTCTGGGTCAAATGCGGCCGCGGTGGTTCGGTATGCCTTCTGGCCCTCCACCTCGCCTGGCTCCAGGAACACAAGCCAAACCTCATTGCCTTTACCAGCCATCAGTAATCCCACTCCTCAATCTGTTGTTTTACCATTACACCGAATGCTTCTGCTGCGTGCTCAAGGCTCTCAATAAGCTCTTGCATATCAGGCACTTTCACATATATCATGTCAGGCCCATACACATCCACGCGATACCCATGAAATAGTATCTTGCTACTTGCTACAAAGTTTAGCCACTCAATGGGCGTGGGTTTGCCCCAAGCACATAGCGTGTTAAACCATTCACGAAGTTTACCAATCCCAGTCTTCAAGTTCTTCCTCCTTGGACTTGTGGCGTTCGTGCCAAGTCAAGATCTTTATAGCCCGTTCTGCTAGCCCCTCACCCAGTTCCCTGATGCTCTCGTGTACAAATACAATAAACTCTTCTGCGGTGCTACCCAAACACAGCGACGTAGCATGGTAAGTGTGCCTGCTAACACGTATCTTGTCAAATACAGGCTGTAGTTTTTCATCACCACGAGGCACGTTAAAGTCTATGTCTGCTGGTTCTGGTACATTATACTCAATAGTAAATTGCCCACGCGGCACCACGATTAGCTTACCATCATTTGGGCCGCCAATGAAGCAACTGCGTACAGTTTCGATACCTGGTCTCATGTATATGTGTACCATCTCAGGTTCTGGGTCAATGACTTTGCTGCCAAAGATTATCTCGGCCAGTTCCTCACTAATGTTTGGCATATCAACGGTGATCTTGCGCTGCTGTATGCCCAGACTTGGGTATGTTATCCCACCGCCACTGGTCTCTTTGAGTTCCTGGAACCGCTTAACCAATTCCTCTTGTTGTGGCGTTATCTTGTACTGTATGTCTGGGTACTTTGCTTGTAGGTCAGCCACAAACTCTTGTAGTGTTTCCTTGCTATCAGATATCTTGCCTACAGGCTTAAAGCCATCGAACATGCCCAGGCGTTCATCAGTCATCAGCGCCCACCTTCTTGCCTTGGCCAAGGTCATAGAATACCCATAGCCATTCGTTGATGTTACTGGGGTGCTCGCAAGCAGATACAACTTCAATGTATGGCGCTGCTGGCATTAGGTTGCGCTCATACATTTCTACCAACACATACGGCAGTGGCGGGTTAAACCCATCTTCCTGCCATGGTAGCGGCTTGACCTCTGGAATGCGTGGGTCGTCCGCAGTCAGTATCGGGTCAATGAGTACTTGGTGGCAGTCCATACAGACTCGCCTACCATCCTCAACAGTGGGCCGGTGTTTGTGCTTACCAAAGTTTGCCCAAGCGTCAGTCATTATGTATATACCTCCGGTGGTTCCATATCGTCTACTGCCGGTCTAACATATCTTACCTTGCCATCTTGCTCTAGCACTTTCACCATACGCGTGCCATCTACCAGTATGTAGCTCTTGTCTACATTATCAGAGTGCGCACGACGCCATTCTCGCTGTTGCCTCCTGCGCTCTATATAAGCATCATACGCAGGCGTAGTTTGCGGGTACTCAACGCCTACCTGTAGATCTGCGAATCTGCGCGTTACCTCGCCATTTGACCATAGCTCGGGCTTACTCTCTACCCTCTCGTACCCGGCTTCACGTACCGCTTCCATATGTTGCGCACGTCGCTCGGCTAGACGCTTTATCTGGGCTTCTTCATCAGCTTCCCGCAGAACCTCTAGTGGATCCTTGCGGCAGTCGACGCACAGATAGTCATCTACAATACCAGATTTGTTCCAGTCGCACCAAGCCATCAATATCTCGTTGACGACTCTGTCACAACCTAAGCAATACGCCTTTGACTCGTTATCTGGCACCATGTACCCATTAACTTCCTTGGCCCAAGCGTTGTGGCTTTTAATGTAAGCCTGAAACTGCGAGTCCTTGGGCGTCGATTTGCTTACCGTGCCAGGTACAACCTCGTCTGATATTTCTTTTAGCTTCGCGCTCAAAGGCTTCCGCAATATCGAAAGCGTGGCGTAAGTCCCGGCACTCGCGGCTAGCCAACCCACTTCCGTCCACTGAGCAGACGTCGAGTATGGGTCGAGTATGTTCAGATATGTAGTAATGCCTAAGCCCACTGCTAAGCTCGATAAGGCTACCGTCGTCGCCAACTTCCCAGTCAAGTTCGGCCTCTACAATCTCCATAGGATCATAGCCTGGGTTGTCATCTACCATGGCCACTCTGCTGTAGTCAGGCCATCATCCACGCCGCCGATAACCTGCTCAGCGTGCATCACTTCCTTGGGGTGGTTAGCGCGTCTGGTACACAGGTTACCATTGCCGTCGTGGCTGGCACACAAACCCTTCTCTCTGAGTTCCTGCTGCTTGGGCACAAGATAGGCAGGATGCCTACGCTTGCTGCGTTCCCTAGCAAACTCCTCATCAGTCATTGGCATTTCTCACCTCATCACTTACCGCTCGCACGATACCGACTGCTTGCCCGCACAACTCTGTCAGGGCTATCTTCAATACATCAGATACAAGTTCACCAACGTCAGGAGCAACAGATATACTCCTGGTGAAGGTTGTCCCCGGAATGTCTACGGTTACAGCAATGTTAATTGCTTCACGGGTTCTGATCTGGTCAAAGTTCTTCACTTCACTTCCTTAAAAGCTTTCACCAAAATAAACACAACGACCATGAGCAGCACAAAGAATCCGGCTACCGCACCAATCCAGAATGGGGCCAACACCCACACCCAAGACCAATCGATTATGTGCGCTAGCTTAAGGACCACAAAAGCCACACCAAGAAGGCCCACGACACCAATTCCGCCTGAAGCTGATGCACTCGCCTCTGCCTTATTGCTCATTCTGGTTCTCCACCTTTGCACCCAAGGCTGCCCCCGCCTCAAATTCAGCATCACGCTCAGCGCTTGTACGTTCTGCCATATCGGTTGTCTCAGACTCGTAGTTAGGCGCATCCGCATCGCGTGCCTCAGGTGGCTTCGCTGAGCCATCCTGGATCCAGACGTTCGGGCCTGTCTCTGAACCTGGTGGCTTCTCACCAGCGTAGCTCTGCCACTTCTGGTACAGTTCCAGAAAGCTGTCATCGTATGCGCCAAAGAACATACCGAACAGAGCATCCAAGCTGTCCTGCTCGTTATTGTAGCCCTGGCCAGCATCGTTAGCGACGACATCACCGCCACTCACAATCCTCCAGCCGCGCTTACCATCCTCGCGCTCATACGTCTCAATGCTATGTGACATTACCAACCTCCATATATATCAGGGTTGACTGGCCTAGGTAGTGGCACAGTCCCGGTCGGACCAGCTGGCGGGTAAACCTGACTAGCAGGTGGAAAATCACCATAGATGTCGCCATAGCGCTGGTACATTTCATTTTCGTGGTCGGCGTGGAGTCTGTAGTTCTCTAACTCAAACGCCTTTGCTTGCTTGCGTTCCTCGTATGCCATATTCAGTTTACCAAGAGCATACAAGAAGCACAGAACAAACACGAGTATTAGCAGCCACTTCCAGGCCATAGCAACTAGGCCAAGAACGGCTACCGTCGCCCACCAAGGTGGGCCGCTAGGGTAGTAGTGGGTATGTCGCATCGGTACCACTCGGGGTATAGCCTCTTGGGTTCCAGGTTCCTGGCATACCCGGTATGGGCGAGCAGACGTACTGCATGCCTAAGTTACACCACGTACCATTGCCAGTACAGATAGAATTGTACGGGGCACTTGGGTTATCTAAGGTGCAATAGTTATTCGAGGCTTTCGCTTGGGTCATACTCAAACACGCAGCAGCTAGGCTTCCACCCAGGGCAACCATCACACACATGACCCGAGTATATGTCGAACGCTTCGGCAATCTCGGCTGTCTCTCGTACAGCGTTGAAGTCATCAGTGCTTTTCTCATCGGTCATTTCCTGGCCAATATGGTGGGGATGGGGCAGCTAGCTCGCCACATACTTCAGCCAACTTATTCTCTGCATCAGTATCTTTTTCAAGTGCTTTGATCGCAGCCTTTATGCGACGCTTATCGTGGGCTGCCTCTTGTGACCTGGCATCCAGGTCATTCAGCCTACTCATCAATTTCTCACGCTCTTGGTCAGATTCGCGTTGCCAATCATCTATTTCCTTTACGCGACTCTCAAGCATAATCACCAGATCCTTCACGATGCCTCCTGTAGCTCGTATCCCTCGGTCATTGCTCCTAGAATTGCGAGCCGTCGCAGCACTTCGCTGACTGACCTAAACCCGCCACGGGCTTTGTATTCCTCCATGAATTTGAGGAAGTCAAGCTCAACATAACTACTCACACGCTCGGTGCGTGCCTCTTCACCCCGCAATGGGATTGGCAGCATAGGATGCCCAAGGTATGGGCCGCCCTTGAGGGCAAGCTCCATGCGCTTCTCCCAGTCAGTGCCGTATTTGGCCATAATCGTAGTCTACTCCATTAGTCCGGTTCGGGCTACTGTTTTCCGCTCTAGCCTTACGCAGCCCGGGGCAATCTCGTCGTCTATGTAACAAGGCGCGTTTGATTGTCTCTGGTTCGTGCCACCTACCAATCTGTATGGGCTCAAGGCATTGCGAGCAAGTTGCTAACTTAGCCGTATGGTTGAAGAATCCCAGACCTTTGATCTTCCGCATACAGTCATTAAGGTACTCCAAATTGACCTTAGTTGGCTTCTTGCAATCACAACCCTTTACCCTGCACGAACCTGTCCGTTTCTCGCCTTTGTGGTCGTCACTATAATGCGAGCAGACACACCAGAAGTTACGGGTATTCTCTACACTGTTGAAGCGTCTACCATCACCGAATGGGTCGCCGGTACGCCTAAAGCGCTGGTAGTGCTTGGGACAGTAGCCTTGGACGAATGGGCCTTCCTTGGTACCGCAAGCCTCGCACTCTGTAGTGTTCGACCCATATTTAGGTCGATTGTGTCTACCACAAGTACAACCCGGTATACATTTCTGACTGAAGGCATGTCGGTTCATGAGGTGAATCTACCAAGTGCATCACGACGTCGATTTATCCAAGCGGTAGTGCCTTTGTTTTTACTATGCCCAGGTAAGAATCCGAACCTGTCGTACTTTTGATGGCAGCTCTTACACCTAGGCTCATAGTTAAATATGTCTAGTGGATCGGTGTTATGTATCCATGACCAATCACACGCTTGATTACCACAATCTACACATTTGTAGGATTTGGAGCGGCCCCTTATTCTTCTAATGCGTTTGTGGACTCCACCAATAGCGTAACCAGCTAGAGCGTGTTTGTTACTCCTAGCCATTATAGTAAGCCCCACGCTCTGAGAAAAGATGCGGCCAGGCCTGAGCTCTAAAGGACGCTTTTGCCTTAGCTTTCCGCAGGAATAGTATCGCGTGTCTATCGGCATCCCTAGCGTGCTGAAGGCCGCCAGTCCTATCGTACATGTTCCACTCCTTCAGACGTTCATCGGTACAGACACGTTTAGCGTCGGTCGGAGTTTGAACGTGGTAGTCGCGCCCGTTTTTCCATAGCTCATAACCAATTGCGGCGGTGACCCGCACAGGACTAAGCAGATCACGGTCCATTCTAAGTTGTCTGAGGGCAAAGTCCTCAATAACCACGGCCGAAGATGGCCATGAGGTAATAAATGCAACAAGGTCATAAATACCTGAAAATTCTCCTTCTGTACTAATCCCTGGGTGGAGACTGGTTGCCAGATTTCCTCTGTGGACGCCGCAATCAACCTGTCCATGTTGGAACTGCCAAATGTTTGCCAGGATGGGGACATCGGGTTCACATAATGCTTCTGGAGGTACCTGGATAAGGCTCCAACCAGTGGTCCCTCCAGGGTCGACGGCGATAACTGTTGCATCTCTGTAGGTGATTTCTTCATCTCTTACGTACCCACGCCTCCGTCGTCTATTCCTGCTGATATCAATTGTAGTAATACCACGTTGTTTCACCGCCGTCACTTTCAGCACCTCCAATCTGGCTCTACAGATTCAAGGCGCACCTGCCAAGGATTTATTTGTAACGTTGCTTGTTATACCTACTGTATTTGACTATGTTTGGGTAATGCTTCTTCGATAGGCCACACCATTCCTTTACCTTTGCATTCTTGAAGTGGGCAGGAAATTTGGCATGTTCAAGTACAAATATCCTGCCACACTCTGGGCACTCCCGTCCTTGGCTTATCACGAATGTCATTTCTGCTTGATAGCATGCTGCTTACTCCTGAACGTGCGATTGCTCTCCCTGGCCCACGGGAAGTCGCATTGTCCGTCCACTTCCTCCCAGCCCTGGAACGTACACGCGTGGGCATATCCATTCTCTGGCACGCTTGCATCAGCCATCATACCGAGTTTGCCCAGATCAACAGCACCGCTAGTTTTCTCGCAGCTGATCTTGACATACTTCTTCATCCACGGGTGGGCATCTGTAAGAGCTGCGCCCATAGCTCGCATGACTGATACAATTTCCCAGGAGAACATTGAACAGGCACGGTAAGCGTAAACGTCCAAGAACTCCCGAATAGTGTACTCGCAGAGTATGTAGTTTGTGGTGGCCTCTGGCAAAGTGTACCTAGCATCTTGGTAGCTCACATTCTCTTCACATGCGATTCGGTAAGCATCCCAACTAGCCTCTACTGCCTTCAGATACGCTTCTCGCGCTCTATCGTTAGCCCAAACCGATTCCGGACACCTGACCTCGGGATGGTCACCATAGTAATGTGCCCGTTGAGATTGCTGGTGAAACGCAGCGCGACGTGAACGAACCAGTTGGTGCGTACAAGTGCGGGAAACACCGGAGACTTCAAAGACAATAACCTGTGTCTCCAGCGCAGTTTGAAGGCCACCCTGGAGCATCTCTTCCCAGTCTGCTTCGGCAGGCGGGTTATGTAGATCCACCCCGATGGTGGCGTTAATTGCTCTCGAAAGTGTAGTCTGAAGCTGTCCTTCGTTGATGCCTTGTACCAGCTTGACTTCGATGCCATCAGTTCCGACCTGAACCGTTTGGTTATCCTTGGGATTGCGTGGATAGCCATCATCGAATGACTTGCGGTTAAATGCCACATCCTTCGTGATGCCTTCCGTGCGCTTATCCCTTAAAGATCGGCTGATAAAAGCCTGTATTGGTTCACTCATCGACTCGTCTGAGTCCGTCATATTCGATTCCTCCGGTCATATGTCGCCATTCTCCGGCGATCATCTCATTCATGATAACGACCAAGCATTCCTCGGTCTGGTCGCCTACCATCACCGGCATGACTCTATAGTTCACACCGGAAGCCTTAAGTGACTCAGACACCGACATAAACGGCGGTGCCTTCTTGAACGCATCCATAAACCCGCCAGCTTTCTTGGCAAGGTCGCGCTTCTGCTGCTCGTCCGCGGCGCGTTCTGCTGGGTTACTCATAGCTCAACTGCCCACAAGTCGCGTGCCTGTATGCTAACCCCAAAGCCTTCACGCTTTATCCCTTCAACAATTACGGCATCTGCTCCACCTAGGCGCAGACTTTCTATTTTGTCAGCGAAATTGGGGAAGTACCAACGGTTAAACCGTATGTACACTTCCTCATCGCCATCATCTATACACTTCAACACGCACGACTTCAACAGGTGCGGGTCTTTGGTGTTTTCAAGAATCTCCTCAACGCTTAAGCCGGTCCTGGCTCGCTCATCCTCAATTAGATCCTTGTACTCACGAATCATCGGGATACCACACCAGGTTACGTTATGCTTCCCCTCCCTGGGTAACGTGTCAGATGTATGCGTTGGCGTAGGCAGGTAGTATGGGTTCCCCGGCCGCAAATTAGCCCGCAAATCCTTCATCATGTTTGTGATCAGATCCAGGCTAAACGGGTCTGGGTCCATAGCGAAAGTGGTTATTCGCTCAAGTGTCTTGGGGCCGATGCCTTTAATGTTAATGAGGTCTTCCCAAGCAGGATCGGCCTCCCAGTCTTTGGAATCCAAGTAATCCAATATTGCATTTGACATAGCTGGCCCGATACCAGGAATCTGTCGAAACCCGGCACACACACGACCGTCGTCGGTGACAGACCAATTTGCTTCGCTCCATAGGATGTCAGGTGGTACCACCTCAACGGAATGCCTTTTGGCGTCTTTAAGCAGTCGATTCCTTCTGGCATGATTTGTCTTCTTGTCTTCAGGTGTCTTACGTAACGCTGCGGCGTAGAAGGCAGTGGGGTGGTGTTGCTTCAACCACATTTGCCAAAATGCCAGCATCGAGTAAGAGATACAATGGGCAATATTGAAGCTGTATGTCGCACTTGTCGCCATGAACCTCCAAATGCGGCGAGCTTGCTGTGGAGTACAACCGTGCTTCGCACATGCGTTTTCCTCAAACTCCTTGTACATGCTATCAAATTGGGCCTCACCAAGCTTCTGCGAGATAATCTGGCGGATAGCATGGACTTTGGTCATGGGGAACCCGCCAAGCTCGCGGATTATTCGTAGCACCTGCTCCTGATATATAATCTGGCCATACGTCCCAGCAGTGTACTCATCCACGATGGGGTGATAATGTTCAATTTCTTTCCTGCTATGTTTAACATCAACGTATGCTGCTGCCATACCAGAGAAGAGTGGCCCAGGTCTAGACAAAGCATTGATATCTGCGAGGTGTTGGAAGTGGTCGGGTACGACATCACGACAGACAAGCCTCGTGGCTCGCCCCTCAAACTGAAAGATTCCGATAACATCGTTACGTCTGAAAGCTGCCAGAGTTTTCGGGTCTGTAAGTGGAACCCGGTAAAGGTCTTCAAGGTCCATCCCTATCATTCGCAGTGCGTGGCCGACCATACCCATAGTCGCAAGGCCGAGTATGTCCTGCTTCAGGAAGCCTAGATATGCTGCATCTTTCTTGTCATAAGCCACGACACTCGTCGGACGCCCTGCGACTTCACGGGTGTACGTTGCACAGTAATCATTGATAGGTGCGTTAGCGATAACCAATCCCGCGGCGTGTACGCCCATCCCACGGTAATTGCCTTCAAGCCGAACCGCATTCGCCAAGTCAGGATGCCTGTCAAGTACATCTTGCGCCTTCTGAAAGGTAATGAAAGTGTCCTCAAGCGAATCTGAGATGCGGGAGTCACCACCGCTTCGCTCAATAATGAGGCCTTTGACAGTTTCAACCTCCCACTTCGGGATGTGGTATACCCTAGCAACATCATCTAGACTGTTCTTCCCTCGGTATCGTGTGAAGTTCCCAATATGTCCGACATTGTCCACACCATACTTTTGTGCCGCATAACGAAAAACTTTGTACCGTTGCTCGTCGTCAAAGTCGAGGTCAATATCGGGCAATTCTTCGCGTGTCGGGTCGATGAAACGCTCAAAGAGCATGTTTGGGTGCTGAATTGGATCCACTTCTGTGATCCTGAGCAAATAGCACACGACGCTCGCGGCTGCAGATCCGCGTGCTGGTCCAACAGGAATTTTGTTATCCTTCGCCCAACGCACAATATCAGAGGTGACGAGGAAGTAGTCAACAAAGCCTTTACTGATGATAAGCTCAAGTTCAGATTCGACACGATTGATATACTCCTGCTTGTTTTTGATTAGGTTTGCGTTCCTAGTGCGCTTGATGCGGAAATCCCAACCAAAGTTAAGCCATTTCCGCAACAGTGCTATAGCCTCAGGACTCGACTTGCCAAGTCGAATCTGCTCAGAGCCAGTCGAGTATGCGCCGACTAGCTTAGCAACTCTGGCCGCAACATCATCCTTCTGCGGAGCTGTCATAATGGTGCACCTGTCCACGGGCTTGTAGTGCGTCGCATCGGGTGCTTAAAGTGGCACAAGTTACAATGGTACCCGTAGAAGTCATCAAAGTGTACAGATGGTCTTTGGTTACAAATATTGCAAACATCGATGTATACGTTGCCAGAGCGAATCGTGGCATCATCCGCTAGCTCATGCTTATTTGCCATGCTTGAGCCACCTGCGACGCTTGTAAGCTTGCCAAATAGGCAACACCCAATGGTCAAACTTCATGAATGTGTCAACAATACAACATACCGCGATAATCCAAATTGCTATACCCATGGGGCAAAGTCCTTTTCATCAATGCGGTACTTGATTGGCTCTACCTTAGGCAGCTTCACATTACAACGATTAGCGATGAGGCTCGTATTTATCCATGCTGCGTATGCGCCATCGTCCGATAGCCCGGTCTGTTTCAGGTCGTCAATTACGCGCTCGTCGGAATCCGGTATGTTGAGGGTGATTCCGTACTCCCACGACGCAGCGACTGCGTCAACGCTAGAACCACGATGAGCCGCATGAAGAATCTTTTGCATCTCGTTGTCTCTAGCAAAGACATAATGACAATCGCTCGTAGCAGCAAGCCCAACTCCGCACTCTCGGCCCAGCTTCTCGAATGCCGGATTGAGCGCACAAGTCCTACCAAGACCAGGAAATCTCTGGCACTCAAGATAGAATCTGTCGCCAAAAACACTCTTGTACCATTCCACAAGCCTAACGGAATTGGCAAAGTCGGCAGTTGAGAAACTGTCTCTTTTGTCTCCGTAATACTTGCCACCCAACAGCGTACACGATAGTTGGGAATCTGCGCATCCGCTAAGCACAATGAGTCCTTCACTGTACTTCTCCAATTGATCTAGGTGTATCGTCGGCCATTGATAGAAGTCTCTCCAGCTTTGGGAAACGAGTCTGTTAAGGTTCTGGTAGCCAATTTGGTCCATGGCCAAGATTGTCTGGTGGCACTTTCGCTTCTCCCCTGGGGGTGCGATATATCCCTCCAAGCCAAAGATGGGTTTGACTTTGGTTCCCTCACAAGCCTTCTCCAATGCTGGGTGCGAGCTAGTGTTACCGTGCTCGGTTACGGCCATCGCGGTCATTCCCGCATTTTCACAGAACTCAACGTGGTTCTTAGGCAAGTCATAACCGTCACCATAGCTGAAGGTAGTATGGTGGTGAAGCGACACATATGTCATACTTCCCATAGTAACTACTTTACCCCATTAGCCCTAACCGGGCTAGTAGTAAATGGCCGATAAGATCATCAAGAATCTCACTAACCTGCTCAAATTCAAGCTCCTGGCTATCCCACAATCCAGCCTTTAATTTGCGGACTTTGTTCCATATACGGACAAATTCGGCTTTGGGTCCTAGGCTGAACTCGTCTACACCATATTCGGCGTTTTTGCGCAGGAATAGCTCTAGGGTAGCCGGGAGAACTTCCAGTACAATTCGGCGCGCATCCTCTGAGATAGCTCCATCTATCTCTAGGCGTATACACCCGGCCACAACGTCGTCCACGGACTGTACGCGAATTTGGCCTTCAGGCAATGGCTTTGGCTCATACGGTGGTACGCCCGCAACAGATCCACTTATTGCCTTAGCAAGCCCAGGATAGCCACGCTCATCATATTTTTGTATGTGGTATGGTGCTAATCCATCGCTATTTCCACATATCTCACCACCGCCAATGCCGACCATACAGTAGCCATCCATATTAGGCGTGTATTTGTGCGGTTGTACGCCAGGAACCTGATTATGGTAGTCTACACCCTTATCGTTCCACATGATCAGCCTTCCATGTTTGTATTCTCTTCAAGATTATCTCCTGTGCTTGCCGCATATTCATTGCGCGGAATACTTCTATATTTGCTACAGTCGCTACCATATAGTGCCTATTGTATGGTTGGTCCCGTAGCACTGGTAGCAGGTTCAGGCTCTTAGCTTGCTCGCACATCTCCGGCAGGTCATCCAGTACACATACTATGCGTGGTGGGTATACATTCTTCACCAGGTCGCGGTATTTGTTTGGTCCCGATAGCATATGGTCATACTGTATTTGGTTACGTTTCAGCCAGTGGCGGGTATTTGGGGATTGGGTGTCAAGCTTAAGGTAAGGCCGAGTGGTACAAAGCCATAGTTCCGCGCCAGCTTTTCGCACGCTTCGGCAAAGTTCTGCAGCTCCTGTGTAGACAGGCATGGACCGTTCAAGTCCTCCTTGACGATACGCAAGCTTACACTGCCGGTAGGTTGCTTTTGATGTACGCATGAACTTGTGTAAGGGCAGTCCTGGGTTAATGGTAGAGGCTTCAGGCATCTCCCGACCGTACCACCCACTAGCGAATTGCAAAAAGTGGGAATGATAATCTCCTAATGTCCCATCGATGTCAATTGCTACTACTGGTTTCATGTATCTGCACAACCTCCACAGATAGCGCATTCCCAAGAATTACAACTTCTACACTCTTGGCAAAAAGCCGCATGGAATATATGCTCATAGCGGTCGTGGGGGCACTTACCGCAAGGCCCATCATTGATTGGGCAGAAGCCAAGGTTATCTTGTTTGTGGTCTGTTGCTTGCTTTAAGCTCATATTCCTTTACCGCATCTATTGCTTGCCGTGGACCATAGTCGCCGCTATCTCTCCACTCGACAGCTTTCCAGACTTCTCGTAGTTCTCTGTCAGCATCATCTCTAGTGTTCTCAATCTCACGTAGTCGATCATACAACACCTTGGTTCGCTTGTAGGCGAGTGAGTCAATGTCGATTGCACGCAGAGCATCAACCATGTAACCAAGCTGTGCCATCTTGTACTTCTCTACGAGCTCAAAGTCACTATCCCAGCAGATGTAATCGTAGCTACCGCCGCTCATGCTGGCAACACGACCTGGTCATCCCAATTATATGCGCTTACGGCAAATTGCCCAGCATAACTCGGATTCATCGTAGTTTGCAAAAAGCTATTGCATAAAGTAATGGCTTGCACACCCCATCTGGCGCGCACATAAAATTTCTTATGCTTGTCAGTAGTTACCAAATACAACTTGCGCTTCATATCTTATCCTCCTGGAACACTTTCCATGCTTGGTCAAATACATCACTGGTAAGTATGCCCTTCTCCCAGGCACCGTACCGTCCAAGGTGTATAAAGTCACTCGCGGCTTTGCTGTTATGCCGCAGAGGCTTCTCCACTATGCTAGCGCCGGATATTGGCGGAGGCTGTAGCATCTGTGGTGCCTTATACTGCGTGTATGGCCACTCGACCGTACAGTAACCATAGATATTGCTTACCCTGTACCATGAAATTTGCGGCATACCATTAAGGTGTACGCTCCACATTGGCGGTCTAAGGCTATATGGTACACGATCACTTTCGGTGTCGCCTAGCGCCCATACCTTGGTGGACTCAAATACGTCGCCAGGCTCTGCCCAGATCTTGCGAGGTACCGTACTTACAACAAGGTCATATTCTCGATGTAGTATGTCTTGCTTGAATTCACTGTCGTGCCAGAGCGGGCTAATGGTCGAATCTGTAATCTCGCTGTTGTACCAGCGCCATAGCTGCTTGTAAGCTCTGCGTAGGCTCCAAGCATTATGGTTATCCGACAGATCCTCTGGCGATACCGTACCGTCCCAGGTAGGCCCATAGACCTTTTGCCGGTACTGTTCCGGCGTACCCGTTAACTCGTACTTCACCAAATGCGGAGGCCCACAATCAACCTTGGGTATCTCCTTGTGTAAGTACTGCGCACCGTATAGTGGTGACTTAACTTTGCGGCTGTAAATGCGGAAGTCCCACCCAGACATATCCGCAGCGAGTGCGGCCATCATACCCGCTGGTCCACATCCCAAAATGGCTACAGACTTCATTCGTCGTCCACCTCGTGAATGCTGGCACCTTCTACTCGTCCGCAGACTTCGCACTCGTCCGTTTCTTCCGGCGTGGTATCTTCACATTTACAATCCTCGTGTAGTCCCTGGCAGTGACCACATATCATGACTGGTTCAAATTCGTGTGGTTCTGTCCTTGACATTGTAACTCCTGTATAAGTTTGGGTGTCCTGGGCCAATAGCGCAGATCTAGCTTCCACACTACCGCAGTTTACGATTTTCACCGCCAGGCCGGTACGGAGTTCGCGTTTTGATTATGGCAGAGCGTTCTCAATTCAACTGCCGCTCATGGAATCAGAACGGTGGCTCGTCGTCCCCTACAACATCCACAAATCCGTCATCATCCGCATCGAGGTCGCTGATGAGCTTGTCGTTATCGCCGCCAATTTCGTCGGCATCAACAACAAAGTCCTCATCGTCGTCATCGAAATCATCATCGTCCGCAGCGCTGCTGAGGTTATCTGCGCCCTGGTAGGGCAGATACTGAGTCACAGCGGCACGGAATGCGCCCTTGAGGTCGTGGTCAGGCTTAGCTGTCACCTGGAGAAGCAATTCCCCATTCGGCGACCCAATCTTCCACGGCCCAATCTTCTTGACATGAAGATCAGTTTCCTCAGAGTTGCGACGCTTCTCGCGCTTGGCATCAGGACCGTTGGGCGGCCAGAAAGCAGCTTCGATTGCTTTCTTCTGCTTGTCAGATCCGTCAGTCAGAGCGTGGAGGAATGCGTTGACGTAACCTCGGCCAGATTCGATGATGTTCAAGCCATCAAAGATCGGGTGTCCGAAGTACTCACTGGCCTTATCTGGCCCGCAGACTTCCATGATCAGGTTGATGCGAGGCTTGTTGAAATTGGGACTCGCCTTAGCCTTGATCTTGACGATGGTCATGCGCTTCAACTTGACGACATAACTGCCCTTCTCCAAGTCAGGTCCGGCATACCGGCCAGTACTCGCAGTGACACCCTTGCCGTCAGTATCCCACTTTACTTTCACTTATCCCAATCCTCTCCGGCAGTAACCAGATCTTCCTCGTTGACCTCAGATTCGCCATTCACTGACTCTTCTGCTTTGGGCTCGTCGCGAACAACATCATTCGCTTTGGGCCTCTTGACTACACGTCCTGGTTGAGTAGACGGCTTTGGACCGCTCTCAAGCAGTTCGCGCACTTCCTTCAGGTTCAGGTTCACAGTGCGTGGCTCCAAGCAACGCGTGCGATCCTTAGCCATAACGGATTTGCTAGCGGCCCACTGAATAACGCGGACCTCCTCATACTTCTTCTTGCCATCGTCGTCAGTTTCCCCGGTGGGACGCCGACGAACGCGCATGTTGCCGAAACTGGTCATCCAAGAAGCAACCTTCTTGGCGTACTGCGTACCCTTGCCCTGAAGCATTGGGAGCACTACAGTTTCTTCCTCCTCATCCTGTTCCTCCTGCTGTAGAGCTGAATACAGGCAGTGAACTGGCAGGGAGTTAAACAATTTCACCATGCGCTCGAATTTGTTGTAGTACGGCTGCCAGTCGCCAATCAACGGCACATCCGGATCACGATGCGGATTCTCCTTGGTGGCCTTCTCCAAGACATCCCGCATACACATTGACTGCGCGTCAGTCAAACTGTCGATAAATACCCAATCGAACGGGATTGGGTCCTGCTTCGACAGCCAGTCGTAGGCCCGCACAATATCGGTCCACGACTTGACCTTCCACTTCTGCGCCGTACTGCCAAAGCGCTTGGCGGAGATAGTTCCCCCGCCACCTCCGGCATCTTCTGTCGCTACGACAAGCACTCTGTCGTCTGAACAGCCGAATACCGTTTTGCCGACACCAGAATCAGCGTAGACCAGGAGGTTGTAATTCTCATCCTCATCCTGTAGGTCTACGATGTCATCTGGCAGGTCGAGCAATTCCAGATTTGCCATCAGAATGGATCCTTCTCTTCTTGTTTCATTGGTTTTTCTTTCATTTTGATCACATAAGCCTCAATCTCGTTGACCATATCAACTAACTCATCAGCATCAGTTTGGCTTATGCGCCTGAGTGAAGCTTGACGCAACACTCTGGTCTTGAAGTTGCGAAGCTCAGATATCCCCTTCTCTTTAAGCCTCGCCACCATTTTCGCTTGCTTTCTTCTCGTCGTGATCCCCGTATGGATCGTGCTTCATGTAGACAGACTCCTTGAAATAGTCGGTGTCGGCTCCAGATTCGTCTAGGTCGCACAAGTCAAAGAACGCACAGAAGTAGCAGTCTCGCTGAGTATGCTTTAGAATCGGCAGTCTGCCCTCACGGACATCCGCCATGACTCGGGCTTCCTCAGATATGCGTATAATAGAGCGCTGCCGTTCCTTGGGCGTCCTCGGGACAAAGTGGCGCTTGAAGATCGTGTTTCTGTCGACTTCTTCCCCATTTACGCGAATGTCATTCATGTAAGCTAGGTGCTCCAGATCAGCCTTTAGCATCTTCTCTAGAGGCTTTGGGCCTTGGATACCAGCTCTGCTTAACGCACCGACATAATCGGCTTTCAACGGCGCAGACCACAGGTTCGTGCGGCGGATGAAGTTATACTCCATACCGGCTACCGATTCCTTGGGCCCGATTAGCTGCTGGTCCTTAAGTGCTTTGCTAGCAACAGCGATATAGCTACTAGCCTGTGTGTCGAGCGTTAGGTGGTCTGTGCGAATCTGCTGAGCAGTTTTATGGTCAGTCATCTTCACCAACCCATCATTGAGGTCACGATAACATAGATCGACGACACCAACAAAGTTGACAATAGGTTTGTATCCGCGCCTGCCCTTTTCAGATATGAGCGGCTGATAGCGTACATCTGGTATAAGCACACTAAATTTACGCTCAGCATCAAGTACATCCCAATGTGGGTCGCCCTGGTATCGCTCGACATAAGCTTCGGCCAAGTCAATGCCAAGTTGGTGAAAATTAACCCACTTTGCCACAACCTCGTCGTCAACAGTCTCTGAAGTCTTGATGGTCCTAAGTGTATCGTCGGCCCACTTCTCCCATGTCTCTGCTGGGTGCGGTCCACGTACTGTCCCCGGTCTGTAGTAGTTCTCTAGCGCCAAGTGGAACCCTGTGCCAAACTCGGCTGCGTCCTTGTACTTTTGTACCCTGGGCGTTAGGTGCTCAACGTAGCCCCAATACCACATCTGCGGGCACCGCATGAACGCATTGCGCTCAGACGAACGCAATTTCGGTAGTGGCAGCTCTACTGTCTCTACGGACATACCCAGCCCTCACCAAAGTAGTTGTTGATATTGCCGCCATGTAGCGGAGACCAATGCTTCCAGTCTGGTAGCTCGTTATCATATAGCTGACGCCACTTGTAGCTTAACTTGTCTGGGCGCACCGCAGTAGCAATATCAGGAAACTTCTCAGCGATGATGCGGACGGCTTCGCGGGTAGCGTCGCCCTTGGCGCCTTTCACCTCGCCTACGCTTACAGCATCCTCCAGCGCGGCTACACCTCCTGTCGCGAACCTGGGTGCGAAACTGACAGCCTTAGCGCCAAGGTGGATAAGCCACGGGAAGCCAGCATAGATACCACGGATCAAGAAGTCAGCGTCATCACCGCACTTCAGACTCGCGTCAAACCCGCCAAGGTCGAGCGATTCCTTCACGTTCAGGCCGAACAGCCTAACAATACAGTTCGGCGCAATGATAACGTCTTTGCGATCCTTACCCTTGATGCCGAGCATGAGGTCTAGGTATGAGTAATATGCGGTACAACCAAGCACCATCGGGTCTTCACATATCTCAATCAACTTATCCATACCGGCGTCAGATTCGCCATTGCGGCCGGTATTCGGCTTGATGTCGTCGTCCGAACAGATGATGCTTTCCAGCCCATCACTCGCGGCGTGCTCTAAGCAGAATGTTCGGCTAAATCCCACACCGAGATTGCGGTCAGGCAAAGCAATACAAGAAGCGAACTCACGAGCGCCAGCACGATCAATCTCGGCTTCATACTTCTCCAACTCGTCTGGCTCTACAGAGAACACGACATCGAACATCTCATCGTCCCAGGCTTTGGTTAGCTTAGGGACATTCTCCCAGCGGCTACGGCTGGGGATATACACTCTAGGGTTATTTGTCACGATTCCTCTTCATTCTAATTGCTACTTCTTGCCCAATAGGATTGTAACCTATGTACTCCCAAGCAACATCGGGAATACTCCAGTCCATTAGCGCGGCGTGTTCTCCGTGCCCATCTAGCTTCCACCCGGGATAGTTCCAGTACTCATCAAACAGGATGACGCTACCCGGCTTGAGGTATTCCTTAACACCTTCAAGGATGGTCACCGCGGAACTGTAGAGGTCTGAGTCAAGATGGATATAGTCAATGCCACGCTCTAGCTGTAACTGGTAATATTCAATCCACTTTGGCAGCGTTTCATTGAACCAACCAACATGTATCTCTCCACCACGACTGGCATCCTCGTCATGTAAGTTGTGAAGTTTAGTTACAATCTGTTCTTTGACCATACCGGCATTGCTGAAAGTGCCTTTAGGTAGTCCAGAGCGCCAGGCTTCCGGTAGACCTTTGAAACTGTCAAACCCGTGGACATAGCGTTGTGCAGCGATTCGCTTGAGCGTTCGGCCAAACCCTATGCCAAATTCGAGACATAGACCGTTCTTTGGCGCTTTGCCTAGAGACCAGTCAATTATCTCGGAGGCACCCTCAACTTGTTCCGCCACATATAGCTGCTCGTGGCTGATGATATACTCCGCAGTCTCGCGGCAAGCCAAAGCCTCCATTGTCGCCTGGATGTTTTGGTTCCCAATGTCTGCCAACCTAGTGCCTCTCCGGTCGCTGCGTCAATACCACTGCTACAGGCGGATTAACTAGCCCAACAGGCATAGCGTCTTCAACCCATTTCCGTATAGCCAATGCTTGCACTTCATCATCAGCATTATCGAATGTGATTACTACTTTGACAGTCACAGTAGCTTCCTAAAGGTCTTGGCGTGCCGTAGGGCGAAACTGATATGCGCACGAGCATATTGCGTCGAGTAGTACGAGCGGCCCAGGGACATCGCCATATCGAACGTCGATGAGTTCTTAGCGATCAGATTCGCCAACGTTTCCACGTCTGAATCCACCCAAGGCAATCCGTGGTTATAAGCGTTCGCTAGCGTCCTGTCGTTTAACTGCGCTACGTGCGAACGCTTATGGCCGCGCTTATTGCGCTCTGCTTGGATACTTTTAGCTCTTGCCACTTCGGTCCTTTCGTGTATTGCCGGCCAAGGCACTTGCCCACTCTATATGGGCCGCATCATTTGCGTGACGACGTGCTAGACTGTAACGCCTAGCACGCCGCCACTTCCCAACAACCTGGAGAGGATTCCAGGTTGGCCTATTAATCCGCATCCAGATCACCATCTGGATCGTCGCCAAGGTCACCTTCAGGCCAATATTTGCCTGGCGGTAACTCGTCTACAATTTCGTCCTCCGCTAGCTGCGACTTGCTTAGCTGCCAGTCAGGATGGTTCAGGAAGCACCTACCGCAGACCTTGAACTCGGTACCGTCGGGTTTGCGCAGAAGCATGAGTAAATCGTCCTCAAGCGACTTGGCAAGTTCCTCAGAGGTAGGTCCGTCTGCTACCGGCTTCCCCACATTCGTGTGGCACATATCGCAGCGGATCACTCGTTCAAGGGCAATACTCATTAGAACTTCCATTCGATATGGTTGTCGCGCCATTGTTCGCTAGATCGTCGTTCTAAGTATTCCTGCTTATGCTCTGGACACGTGACGATATGGCCATACAACGTATCGTGCCACCAATCTTTAGGCTGACAAAATGTGATGCCGTCGCTTGGCGCATCATGGTATTCATAAGTATCTATCTCGTGTGCATCAACAGGATCTGACTTAGTTGTACAACCTTTATACATACAGCTAAGTATTACTTGGATAGACTTCATGCTGCCGTCCAATACCCGCCGCGCTTCTCTGGCACATTAATCAAGCCCTGGCTCCGTAACGTCTGTAGCCTGCTTGAAGCGGTAGCAGAACTGATAGCGAAGTAATGCGCTATTTGCTTGGTAGTCCTGCCCTTAGCAGAGTTGCCAATATACGCCAGCGTGGCGGGTAGAACCTCATCGCGCTTAAGCTTGCCGTTTGTAGGCGCACTTCCGTTAGACTTAGCCTTTTGCTTCACTGGAGCTAGCAACTCGCGTAGTAGCTCCGCACCTTCTGATACGGTATCAGCCTTAACGGCTACACCGCCTACATCGAAATGGATTGGCATATCTTCCCAGTCTTTCTGTCTGGGGTAACCTCGGCCAAGAGGGTTACCCTGGAGAGTAGCGCGGAATGCCCGAGTCGAACGGGTGCACACGATCCCACTTCCCATGGGTCTACCGTCCGCGCTACTCACCAGAGCACCCTGGACGCCTCGTGAGCGTTCAGGGGTCTGGCCAACAACCATTGGTCTAGAAACTTGATTCGCTGACAGCAACCGTATCAGCGTCGTCACGCCGACGAATACGCCGACGAGACTCGCGGCCATTCTCGGCCGCAGCAGGAGTAGCGGAAGTGCTGTCGTCACCGTCAGCGCCAGAGCTTGCCTTCTTGGCTTCGCGCTCTGCTTCCTTGGCCGCACGAGCAGCTTCACGTTCTTGCTGCTTCTGGGCGCGTTCCTCTTCCTGTTGCTTGCGCTTCTCTTCACGCTCGGTAGCGCGCTGCGCCCGTTCTGCTTCCTTCTGCTCACGCTCCTGCTCGCGCTGGACGCGCTTTGCTTCGCGTTCCTGTTCCTTCTGGGCGCGCTCGGCCTGCTTTGCCTCGGCCTGTTGCTCGCGCTCAGCACGCTTTGATTCGCGCTCGGCTTCCTTGGCCTTACGCTTCTCATCGGCTTCAGCCTTGCTTGCCTCGCGTGCCTTCTCCCGATCCTCACGGGCCTGCTGGCGAACCAACTCCAGCTCGGCGTGCCGCTCGGGGGAAGATTGCCACTCCCCGTGCCAGGTAAAGGACGCCGACACCGCGGCATCCGTGATGTCAAAACCCTTCTGCTCGCGGATATATTTCGCCAGAGACTTCTGCGCCTCTGATGGATTGTCCGGTCCAAACCTCCGGTTCACTTCGGCCACTTTGACTCCTATCGTCCTACGATTCTGGCCTTACCTATCCGACCCTACCCGGTTCCCAGGGGATACGCTACGGTTTTGGTGAATTTGTCCTGACTTTTTCACGATTTATGCCTGATCTCTAAGCGACCGCGAATACCGTTTACGCTTCCGCATTTTCGACACCTTAGCAGTTGGGCCGCCATCTAGTCGCGCAGTACGTCTGCCTGACTGTACTAACTGTCGGTGCATTGATTTTCGGTTTGCCTCGTATTCCTCCAGGTTTACAATTGGCGTCATGAAGTCTGCTATGGCTTCTGACTGTATAGCCGGGCTAAGCAATGTTCTGAGCGACGGTCTGACGCGGTATGTGACTGTGGCGCTGACCCAACCTACTATAAAGCAGGCCAGGCCAGCGCCAGTCACCACGAGAGTGGTCATCCGCCAACCATCTGTTTAGCGAACGGAATGCCTCGCTCGCCATCAATGATCGACTTGATGTTATACTCCTTCCCTAGGTTGGCAACCGCGATTGATTCCTCAATTGTATCGCGGCTAAACACTTTCCAGATTGTCACCTGGTGCATACGCGACAGGCGGTGGAGCCTATCCTCCAGTTGCTCTTGATCAGACGTATTCCACGTCTCATCGAGAATGATTAGATCATCCGCAGCATCCAGAGTCAGCGACACGCCGCCAGCGGTTGTAGTAAGCAGAAGCACCCTCACATGACTCTCAGGGTTATTCTGCCAGTCGTCCTTTATCCGCTCTCTGTCCTTGTCGCTCGTGGCTCCCGTAAAGACGTGGGCTTCAATTCCCATATCCTTTAAGGCACCAGCGAAGCAATTGATCAGCTGAGCGAACTGAGACGCTATCACCACTTTAGGCGCGTCAGGCTCGTACTTGTCGGTGATGCCACGCTCGTCTAGAAACTCTACCGTCCAGTCAAACTTATTGGACGGCAGAATCGGAACGTACTTATCACCTTCAAGCTTGCCGTAGCTACCAGCAAACTGCTTCAGGCGCGTTAACTCCGCCAGGATGCCGTTCGTCAGTAGCGTACCACCCTCCAGCTCTGCGGCTGCGTGTTTGACCATGTCCCGGTAGGCTTTACCCTGTTTCGGTTCCATATCAAGCCACACAGCTATCGGCGACTCGGGATTGCCGGCTTCCAAAGGCCACCCACCGTACTGCTTGGCGGGCAAGTCTTTAGCAACCTCATCCTTCGTGCGCCGAATCATCACAGAGCTGGCTTCACGATACATACCCTCAGCGTCCACCATTCTGCCGATTGTCATACCGTACCTGTCTTGGTAGCAGTCAAAGTGATCTTTGATCCACTGCCAGAAGCTACGATACAAATCAGGGCGTAACCAGTTGAGCTGGCCCCAGAGGTATTCTTCCTTACCTCTGAACGGTGTTCCAGACAACGCAATCCGCAATCCTCCGTCGATAACGTCTAAGGCTCCAAGCCCAAGACGCTGAGAAGACTGTTTCTTTTTGTTGCCCCTAGCACCAGCTAGCGTTTGGTGCGACTCATCAACGATCACCGCAGACCATTTAACGTCGAACAGTTCCATTACTGCCTCGCCAACGGGATTGATGATCTTCTTGCCATTCTCGTACATATACTTGCCCCAGTCATCGACCTCGGCTCGTATCCGTACATAGTGCGGCGAAGTGATAAGCCAAATACGCTTGCCATCTTTACGGCCGTGCCCATTGCCAGATCCGGTACGGAAGTCTTTGGCAAGTTGCACTCGTTCGGCCGCTTTAAGATGGCTACCAAGCACATAAACCAAATCGCCAGGTACCCAACGTGCTAACTCCTGAGGCCAGGTGAGTTTGGCAGCGGATTTTGGGGCCACTACCAATATGGGTCCGGTTCTACCAGACTCAATCACAGCCGCGATACTCTGGAGAGTCTTACCAAGTCCAGGTTGGTCCGCTATCAGACACGAACGATTACGCGCCGCAAAAGCAGCGCCCACGGTCTGGAACGGTCTGGACGTGATAGCCTCCCAAAGCGCAGGGTAGCCTTCTCGCACTGCTGGCAAGTCAACCAATTCCATCGACTGAACATCGGGAATGGTTGCCTGCCTTGCTTTCTCAACCTCAGCCCACTCTCGTAGGCTAGGCGCGATACGCAGCAGTACATCGAACTTGTCAGCTACCCGACGAGCGCCAGTACAGGCGTCCCAGTGAACTGGGAACTCAAAACGCTTCTCATCACCGTTCCACCTAGCAGGGCCAGGCAGATTCGCTTTCAGAGAGGCATTCGCATCTGGGTCATAATTGCTTTGTTTCACCCAGATAACGTCTGTACCAGACTTACCCGTGCCAAGGCCCATCGACCACAACCGCTTTGCCATCAGCCCACACTCACTATACTGTTGAGATAGACCGCACGGAACTGCGGCAGGATACCTCGCGGAGTTACCTCCACGAAACTGATTTGGTCCCTTACTGGGTCCTCAGCGCGGATGACCTTAAACTGCTTGGACACCCCCACTACAGCTTGGTATACCGTACCGCTGAGCCGATTGATCCAGGCGATGTTTCTATCCTTCAACGCCAGTTTGATCTCTTGGTCAGTGGACTCACGATCGAACGGAAGTGACCCTTGAAGCCCATCGAGTATATCGGGCGTGATCTCACCATTCTCAGGAGCAACATGCCGTTTACGCACTGCTTTCTGGACCTTATTGATATCTGGTGGCTCTTGGGCAATTTTAGCGGCCGCACTTACGTTATGGCACTTTACGGTGGTACCCGCCAGCGTGTATCTGACTGAACCACCACCACCCTTAAGCCAACAGATCTCAATGGACTCACTGTCACCCCGCTGCGCAAGCAGATTCACATCACCGTTTTCAGCAGTTTTGAAACTGCCAGTCCAACCGTGCTGTTTCACGAAACTGCCGAAATTGGCAGCCTTCTCTTGCAGCGTTTTGCCAGCTGAATGGTAACCGCTTGGGTTTTTCACATTCTTTGCCATCTGTTTTCCTCTTTGGTTGTTGGTCGGGTGACAGATTCATCACCCGAGATACCTATAACGTATTTGGGTACGTTATAGGCACCTCGCATGCGCTCTATCTTACTCCGTTCTAGGCTAGTCCGGGCCTAATTCAGAAACTTCCTCGTCGGTAAGTATCTGCCCATTCCGTACCCATTGCGGCCATGCATAGCGATGGCCATTTGTCGATGCCGTCAGCACTACTTGGCTCTGACGACCGCTGGTTCTGCCAGTTAAGTAAGCAGGCACGATGTAACCGCCAGGCGCTCGGTTACCTCCTGGGAACTCAACATACACCAGGTTGGGGTTAGTCACACCATCTCCTTCCCGCAGTTTAGTGTCACGGGACAAGGCAGAGTCGGCGTAGGACTAGTCCCCCACCGGCTTGGCGGGTTATCCTCGTGCTCCGGCATTGTATCTGTCACCACCGGTGCCGTAACCGTAACGGTCGGTGTCATTGGCGGAATTACTACGCGCTGGTTCATCTCGTCATTTGAGCTGAAACCAAGCACTCCACCGCTGAACGAGGCTATACCGATGAGGCCTAAAATAAACATTCTCATGCGTACACGACCTCACCGAACAGCCCCAGCTGGATAGCCAGGTCGGCACCATTAGCGTCGTAATCCCCACCGTCGCCATCAGTTAGCCAAGCCTCCACGAACTGTCGGAGGTACTTGTTGTTAAATGGCGCTTCTGGGTCTTCCGACTTGGTCGCGGCGACTACCGCATCAACCAGCATATTGACTCCACGCTCGACAACGTCAATGTCAATGACCAAAGTGGCGTCAGGCTCTAACTCAACCCAACCATCTACAGCGTACTTGCTCGTTGTATTTGGTTGGTACGCCTTACCGACACCCCAGTCACTCTCGTTGTTTGTTATCCAAGCATGAAAGCCATCCAGGTCTTCAGTGCGCTCTTTGGTTGGCCCGGCTTTTGGCTTAGACCAAACATATTCCTCGCACTCCGACCAGTAGCCAATTCCGCCTTCAAGCGCGGTCGTGAACGCTGAGTGTAGAAATGCTTTCCTTGCTTTTGTTCTCATGATTCCTTCTTGGTTGTTGGGTAGGCATCTAGGAACGATACCCCAGATACCCTGAAGTGGTTGGCTTCAGGGCACCTGGCATAGTCTCCTATACTGCTATCTTCACGGCTATCATCTCCTCATGACAACCGGGGCAATTCTTAGGGTAGCTGTTTCTGGTATCGGTAGCGACAATCTCAACGCCAACTTTATCCAGATCATTTGGCCCCGCATCCTTCCATTGCGGGTTATATAAGCAGCCATGTTCCCAGACCCGTTTAATATGCTTACAGGTCTTGTCATACATTTTAGCAAACTCATACGCTTTACACGTACAGAATGCTGGCCCAGTGCCATTTAGCGTTACTGAGTAATATGTATCATTTTGATTGCTCAAAACGCGGAACTGGCTGAAGTACTGCGGGCAGAAGCCTGCGGTCACGATCTCAGCGGACATTGGCCCGTTCCTCTACATAGTCAGGACCGACCACCCTTGGTGGCTCATAGGCACGGTACACACCATCCCACGGACCAATCTGGGCGTGATCATAGGCTTCCCGCCAGGTCTCCACCACGTGCCAGCCGCGCTCTTCAGCGCAAGCACGGGCTTCAGTCGGCAGGTTGAATCTGGCCATATCCAAGCACGGCCACCGCGATTCCTCGCCGATAGCTATGATCTTGAACTCAAGACTGTACCAGACCTTATTGCCCTTGTGCCTCTTGATCTTTGCGTAGATTCCAGACATTTTCTTTTCCTCTTGGTTGTTGGGTAGGTATCGGGTTTGATACCCTAGATACCCTGGGACGTTAAGCCCCAGGGCACCTAGCATATTCACCCCTAGTGGTGGGTAAGCATCAGGACTATGGCAGGTACCCAGAATATAAAGATACCAACCAAAGCCCCAAAGAACGCACCGCGGAATGCTCCGTTAGGCTTCATCGCAGGCCCGACTTACTCTTGAACCTGTTCACGATAGTCCGCATCGCATCTTCCATCGTCTCGTCAACAATGCCAAATTCATCCAGGGTCTGGATAAACTCCATAACGGCTTCGGCACGATTGTAGGCGTCACGATTGGCAATCTTGGTATCGCTGTAGGCAGACTCCCTAGCCATAAACGATGCTGCCTTTTGGACCAATTCCTCCTTGGACCAGTTCTTGGCCAATTTGGCGGCTTTGTCTTCATTCAGCAGCTGAACCCAAGCGTCGATCGTGTCAGGCGACCAGTAGCTAGCGCCACGGAACACCATAGAGGGTTTGGGTGTCTCCAGGTCAAGGTTCTTGACAAACTCAGCGAGTTTGCGTTCCAGGCCCCACAGACTTTGTCCATACGCTCTATTGACATCTTCACCAGTCGTTTCTTTGACTCTGGCCATAACACCTTCAGCAATCTCGCCTATACTCCAGGTTTCGATTGAGGTGTCATTGTCCAGATTGGTGAACTTACGCACATCTTCTTGCTTGCTCATGGTTCTTCTAGTTTCCTTCTTGGTTGTTGGGTCGAGTGTCGAGGTACGGCACCCGAAATACCCGCCAGGGCTGCATATCTGGCGGGCACTTCGCATGATCACCTCCTTAGTACATTATCTCCAGCGCGATTGCCAGAAGCATCAGCAATCTCACACATTCGAGCATCGCGTGGACCCACGCGACCATCCAGAACCTGGGGACGGAATATGCGGTCATCGGATACCCTTACGGGTCTCACGCTTAACCTCCGCATCATCCCTCAGATTAACTGAGGACGCAGCTTGGTGGCCAGCCTTCCAGGCCCGGTCCTGAACGTCGCCATAGTCTCGACCACGTATCGTCCCGTAATTGCGCCTAGCCCGACCGGCTGCCCGTTGCCAACGTTTCTCATTCTCTGCTTCCTCCTTGGACACATAGTCGATCACGTAAGCTTGCTCATCTTCCGACATTGCCAGGAAGTCAGCCACAGCCTCAGCGGCCGCAGCATCCCTTTGGCGCTTGCGGATTTCAGGGTCAAACTCGGGGAACAGCCGGTAGAACTCACGCTCCACCTGCTCTTCTGTATCGACTAGTGCCAACGCGTACTTGTCCCGATCAGAGACAGTCTCTTCTGCTTTCTGGCGCATTTCATCCAGTCGCCGCTTAATCGTGCCGGCAAACGAGATAGCGAAACTGCTTCTGTACGACGCACGGGTCTTGTCGCCTTTATTGTACTCATAGGCTTCACCGCGACGTTCGCATTCCGCACGGTAAGCATCACGCAACATATTGATGCCCTTGATCAGCGGACGATTACCCTTAACTGGTATCTGCCGTTTATCATACGGCTGTAACACTTCCAACTCCGACACGGGTATGCGGTCATCTCCGGCATTATTCGCCATCAGGACCATCGTCTGCCAGTCGATACTGGCTTTGACCAAGTCATACGCGTTGTCCTCTATAGAGGCGTCCTTGCGCCAACCTGGGTTGACGTTAAACACAAACTCTTTGAAGACTCGGAACCAGATGCGCTCAGCATAGGCAATATCTTCAGGGAAGCCAACGAGTTTGAAGACTCGGACACCATAGTCCTTGTCCCCATTCTCGTTAGTGCCGTAGCTGTACCTAGGGTCCATCTTGATCTTACAATGCGACAGGACAGCACGCATGAGCGACTCGATGGCGCTACCAAATTCGTGGGCCTTACCCGAAACACCAAAGTGAATGCTCCAGGCGTCCTGGATAATCTTGGCCTTCTCTTCTGGCTTCAGATCCATTCGATCTATCTGGTGCTGCGCCATCAAAGCGTCTGCTTTTTCTTCACATGCTTTTGCTTCAGCCTCAGGCGTACTCGGGTGATTGGCCCTCTCCAGCAGCTTCATGATTTTGCTCATGATACTATCTTGGGGTTTTGTCACTTTCATTCCTCTTGGTTGTTGGGTTTTCTTTGTCCTAGCCGGATAGCTAGTCCGCAGATACCTGGTACCGTAGCACCAGGTATCGCCGCACCTCTATCCTTCCTGGTCGACCATCTCTTGAATCTGCTTCTTGTAGTAGGCTACCTCACTCCGGTACAAGCCGGTAACTACCGGCCTGCTTGCGTCGCTACGGAATATCGCCCACGAAGCAGCATCATCTCCGCCATACTTTCTAGCGGTCACCTTCACCTTCATTTGGCTAACTTCAATTTGGCGTCATCGATCATGAACTTGAAGTCGCCACCGAACATCCGGTCACCGCAGACTGGGCCGATACCAAGAGCTATCGAAAGCTCGTTGGTGAGTAACCTGCCACAGTTAACGCACGTACCGTACATAGCACCAAACTCTCGTGCCTGCTCGTAGGTCATCTTATCGCTAGCGGAGATTTTCTTCATCGCACCAGACTCGTAATCGAACCAAACCTCGTGCTTCCCCTCATACGAGTTACGCGACACCCGCAGGACCTTGGCATAGAGGTTAGTCTTCTGCCGGTTCCATTGGACTTTGTAGATCGTGTCGCCAACCTTGTACATGCCATCTTCGGTGACAGGTTCGCGCACCTTGGCGGGGTTAGTTCCTTGCTTCCAGGGCAAAGCCTTCAAGCCCTCAATGAACTTACTCGCGTCGGATTGCTCCAGCAGCGGCCATTCTTCACTCGCCATCCAATCGTTCATGGCTTCTGGGCCAAGACCTTCATGGTCGCAGTTAGCGAAACTGCTGATACAGCGATCAAACAACGACCGCCACTCTGTCGGCAGATTCGCACGGAAGTCAGACACGCTTTGCTCATCCTTGCCCCAGATCAGGTCATGGAAGAATTTCAGCGAACGTCCGCTGGCGGGCTTTTGTGCTGTTGTCATAGTCATTTCTTTCCCTCTTGGTTGTTGGGTACTGCTTGGTACTAACCAGATAGTTAGTCCGCAGAGCACTGGGACCTAAGTCCCAGTACCCGCCGCACTTCTATCTGCTTGCCTCCAGTTCATCCTGGAGCGCGTGCGCCCAGTCAAGCATATAGCTCGTTGCCAGGTACATATCCTGGCCCTCTGCCACCACGACGTTCGCGTTGACGTAGATAACTTGCCACATACCTTTCTGGTAGCGGATAATCACCGCTTCGCTTTCATCCACTTCGGTGCCTTCAGGCAGATTGGCCTTTGGACACCCATCGAACGCTGGGCCGCCTTCAGCCAGGAATCGTGCTTGGTAGTAGATGGTCATTCTGCGACCACCTTCACGACTCGGAATGCCTCATCCCGACGCACGAAGTGCGTTTTGCGGCACTCCTGGCCATCCTCGGCGGTGGCCAAAAAGTCCACATACATCATGCCAGGGTTGGCTCCGCAGAACGTAGCATCCGCGACGGTAGCGACCGTGCCTTCAAGACAGACAAGGTCGCCAACGCAGAGCCTATCGGCCCGGCGTTCGCCGCAGTTAACCACGCTCAGCTTTACTTCCAGTGTAGCCATTTTCGTGTTTCCTCTTGGTTGTTGGGTAGACAAGCAGGGTAGCTAGTCCGCAGGTAGCCGGTACTAGACCGGCTACCGCCGCACTTCTACTCCGAGATTGCTGTTTTTATAAGGCCAGCGAGATACGCCGCATCGGGATTAACCGTTTGGCTGAGCAGCAGATTCGCGTGCTTAGTAAGCGTTCGCGGCCGCAGCCTAACGAACACGCTTTCATCACTGGTTAAACTACGCCAGATAAGCACCGCGGATTTGCGGACATCTGCGTCATACTTACGGCCAACACGGCCGTTCGTAACGTCGCAGAGTACAGAGGCTAGCCGGATAACACGATCTTCCCTATCAGGCAATTTGGGGAAGTTTAATCGTGCTAGGCTATTCTCCAGATTCTCGATCACTGTTTCTCCTCAGGGTGTTGGGAACAGGGCAAATAACGCTTCGCCCCGCACCAGCCTGGGACCGAAGCCCCAGACTCGCACGCAACTTACGTTGCCCCAACAACAACCATGTAGCGGATGTGTAGGAACCACGGAGGTTCGCACCTCCGCTACTAAGGATTTCTCTGTTTAGTTCTCAAGCAACTCCGTTAGCGCCAGATCTGTTGCCCGCCCAGGGCTTTCCGCTAGGTCGCGGCCTACTCCCGATCATAGCCGGGTGGTTCCTCTCGACTTTGCCGATCTTAACGTCACGCATTGGCCGGTCTAGTGGGTCTCGCCTAAGCATCTAACCCGACATTCCGGTCTACGGTCGTTCTACCAGGGATTACGCATAGTTCTCCCCAAGGTCAAAAGTACGCCAGACCAGGGCAGAAGTCTAGACCGGACTGATAACGCCTGGTCAGGGCCTTGGGCCGGGCTGCTGTCCAAAAGCCCTGGTCCCTGGGTACAGTATACCGGCCATCCGGAGAACTCACCAGAGAATCGCTTCTAGGGGTGCGGAATCGGCCTTCCTACCAGGCCTAATGGAGTAGGCTACGGGTAGGTTGACGGTAACTTAGCTTGACTAGGAGAATCGTGGGCGTTACGGTTTACGGCAGGGAAGACTGCGTTCAATGTAAGTATACCAAGCAGAAGCTCGATGAACGTGGTGTAGCCTATACAGACATCGACATCGACGCCGACCCAGAGGCTAAGGCCCTGGTAGAGCAATCGGGTAAGACCCAGCTACCAATGGTGGTAGTCAAGCACTACCCCCGCCAGGGTGATGTAACTGTTTGGCACA